GGTGAAAAGAATATAGTTGAAGGTATTGAAACTGGGTTTATTTGTGTTGGACAGAATTGGAATGGTGAAAATGTAACAGAAACCCAAATGGAAGTTCATAAATTCTATGGATTTAAACCAAATAAAAAACTATATTGGAATTGGCAATATACGACAGATGTTAATGACGAAAGTAAATCTTCTTACAAAAAGTCCCACAAAAAATTCATTGATGATATGGGACTATGAGGTAGGTTATTATAGGTACACCTCAAAAGAAAAACCAATTGTGGATTGTTTAAATTATTATCCAATTAACGATTTTATAACAGAATATTTGTTAAAACAAAAATTTGTAGAATTTGAATACGAAAACAACAGTCCAAAAACTATTAATGGTAAAATTATTGTTTTGATTTGACCCAATACACATTGGGATTTTTTATTTTATTTAAAATTTTACAACATTATATTTATGTAATATGCCAAGCCCAATAACATACGGTATTAATTTTCCATTTAGAGATTCTCCATATGGGTTCTATTTAGATTTGTCAGAAACTTCTGATGAGGAAATTAGAAGTAGTTTAATCCATTTAATTTTAACTAGAAAAGGTTCAAGGTATTTTTTACCTGAATTTGGTACAAGAATTTATGAATACATTTTTAATCCATTAGATGGACTTTCTTTTGGGGACATTGAAGCAGATATCAGAACTGCTTGTGAAACTTACATGCCAAATTTATTAATCACGTCTGTTAAGGTTTATGCTGCGACAGATGAAGAATTTGATAAAGTTGTACTTAGTAATGGGGCAGTTATTAACAATACGTATAATGTACCTGGACAAGGGGTTAGAGACTATACTGCAAAAGTTAGGATTGATTATAAAATAAAAAATAATACTTTTGCAAGTAGTGATTTTATTATAATTAATATTTAATAGAAATATGGCAAACAAAAAAATATCATATACAGTAAAAGATTTTGAAGCAATAAGAACTGAGCTCATCAACTTTACAAAAACTTATTATCCGACAGTAGTTCAAAATTTCAATGACGCTTCAATTTTCTCAGTTATGATGGATTTGAATGCCGCTGTAACTGATAACCTTTATTATAATATTGATAGAAGTATACAAGAAACTGTATTACAGTACGCTCAACAAAGGTCTTCTATTTATAATATTGCAAGAACTTATGGTTTAAAAATACCTAATGTTAGACCATCAGTTGCAATACTTGATATTAGTATTACTGTACCTGCATTAGGTGACCAAGAAGATTTAAGATACTGTGGATTTTTAAGAAGAGGAGCTCAGTTTATTGGTGGTGGTCAAGTTTTTGAAACTGTGGACGATGTTGATTTTTCATCACCATTTAATTCATTAGGTAATCCTAATAGATTAAAAATACCAAATTTTGACAATAATAATAATTTAATAAATTATACCATTACCAAAAGAGAAACTGTTGTTAATGGAACAACTAAAGTTTTTAGACGTTCAATTAACGCTCAAGACGCTAGACCTTTTTTAGAGGTATTTTTACCTGAACAAAATGTTTTGTCAATTACAAGTGTGATTTTAAAAGATGGTACAAATTATAATGGTATACCTTCTTACGATGATTTTTTAACTCCTGTAAATAAATGGTATGAGGTAAATTCTTTGGCTGAAGACAGGGTATTCATTGAAGACCCAACTAAAGTTTCTGACAAACCTGGTGTTAAAGTTGGAAGATATATAACAACTAATACAAGATTTGTTTCGGAATATACTCCATTAGGTTATTGTAAATTAACATTTGGTGGAGGTAATACTTCGGCGGATGATTTATTGAGAGATTTTGCGAGAAATGGAACTCCATTGGACCTATCAAGATACCAAAATAATTTTGGATTAGGGTCAACATTAAAATCAAATTCAACACTATTCATACAATATAGAATTGGTGGAGGTTCAGGAAGTAATTTGGGTGTAAATGTTATTAATCAAATAGGTACAGTTACTTTTTTTGTGAATGGTCCTAGTCAAACAATCAATACAAATGTAGTTAATTCTTTGTCATGTAATAATGTGACCGCGGCAATTGGAGGGTCTGACGCACCAAGTATTGAAGAGGTTAGAAATTATGTTTCTTTTAATTTTGCGGCACAACAAAGAGCGGTTACAATTAATGACTATCAGTCTTTGATTAATACAATGCCATCTAAATTTGGAGCACCAGGTAAAGTTGCAATTGTTGAAGAGGAAAATAAAATTAAAATTAAAGTATTATCATATGATAGTACAGGAGCTTTAACTAGTTTGGTATCAAATACGATACAACAAAATATTGCAAATTATTTATCAAATTATAGAATGTTAAATGATTATATTTCTGTAGAATCTGCTCAAGTAGTTGATTTATCATTTCAAATCAGTGCGGTTTTAGATTCAAGTCAGAATCAAGGTAACGTTATCTCTTCTATAGTTGAGATTGTATCAACGTACATGAGTCCTGCTAATATTGAAATGGGTGAGAATGTATATGTTTCTGAAATAAAAAGACAAATACAAAGTCTAAATGGGGTTATAAGTGTTACTGAAGTTTTAGTGTTTAATAAAGTTGGTGGAGAATACTCTTCAAATCAAACATCTATGAGTTACAGTAACTCAGCAACAAAACAAATCTCGTTAGTCGATGATACATTATTTGCGGAACCAAGCCAAATTTATCAAGTAAGATTCCCAAATAGGGATATAACAGTACAAGTTAAAAACTTTAAAACTGTCAATTTCTCGTAATTTATTTATTTTTTTAAAATAGTTCATAAACTATTTATTAAAAAAATAACATGAATTCGTCATATAGAGTAAGAACGCAGGTCGGTGTAGATAAATCAGTTCAAGTTGATTTACAACAAGATTTTGAAACTTTAGAAATTTTGTCTCTTAAACTGTACCAAAGAGATATCTACACTAGAGTCTGTTCGGACTATGGAGTTATTTGCGGTAGGGTTTTTGCTAATAATGGGTTTGGGGTACCAAATGTAAAAATTTCATTATTTATTCCTTTAAGTGATGAAGATTCAAGAAATCCTGAAATTGCAAATATATACCCATTTAGTAATATTTCTAATTTAGATGTTAATGGTTACAGGTATAATTTATTACCTAAAGAAGAATCACATTCAGGTCATGTCCCAACGGGAAGTTTCCCAACAAGAGAAGAAATTTTAAAAGAAAAAAATTATTCTGAGGTATATGATAAGTATTATAAATTTACTGTAAAAACTAATGATTCTGGTGATTACATGATTTTTGGAGTCCCTGTTGGGTCGTTCACAATATTTTTAGATTTAGATTTAAGTGACATTGGGCAATTCTCACTAAACCCACAAGATTTAATAAGAATTGGATTGGCGACTGAAGGACAAGTTTCCGGAGTTAAATTTAATGCGTCAACTAACTTAAATAGTTTACCTCAAATTATAAGTTTAACAAAACAAGTTGAAGTGTTACCTTTATGGGGTAATCAGGAAATTTGTCAACCATCTATTACAAGAACAGACTTTGATTTAACTGCTGAGGCAAATATTGACCTGACGCCTACTGCGGTATTCATGGGTTCAATTATGAGTACTATTGAAGAAGCGAAAATTGATAATAATTGTAAGATAGATAAAAAAGTTGGAGATTTTTGTAGTTTAGTAACAGGACCTGGACAAATCTTAGCAATAAGACAAACAATCAATTATGACACTGATATAAATTCTCAAACATTTGGTTTTCCTCAGTTAGAAAAATATAATTTACAAAATGATGGGTATGTCATAGATGAAAACGGAGCTTGGTTACTTGAAGTACCAATGAACTTAGATTATATCTATACAAATGAATTTGGGGAACAAGTAATATCTACTGACCCAACAATTGGGGTACCAACTAAAGGGAAATATCGTTTTAAAGTAAAATGGAATCAATCACCTTCATTATCTGAACAAACAAGAAGAGCGTATTTTTTAGTACCTAATGTTAAAGAATGGGGGTGGGGGGAACCTGGAAATACGTATAACGATGATGAGAACCCAGCATTTTATCCTGAGTATTCTACCAACGACAATTATTTAAGATACCAACAGTCATATGCATTCAGTTTAGATTGGTACGATTACGGAGACCCTACGACATCTGAGGGGTTAGGAATGATACAAGATGCAATTAATTGTGAAGATAGATTTTATTTGTTTGAATTTAAAAAAGTTTATACTGTTTCACAATTAATGGATAAATACAAAAATGGTAATAAACTAAGATTTATAGGTATAAAAAATATTCTTAATGATGACTGTAGTGCTGAAAATAACAAATATCCTGTAAATGATGCGTACAGAGGTAGTAATATAATGTTTTTATTATTTAGGTATATTTTATCTGTAATGAAACTTTTATTATTTCCACTAGTTGTTGTAATGCATGCAATTTCATTAGTTTTGTATATTGTAAACTTTATATTACAAATAATTGTTTGGTTAATTTACGCACCAATTTATTACTTTATTGCCGCGGTTGTTGCGGTAGTTAATTTCTTAGCACCTGGAGCTCCGTTAAATAATCCATTAAAAAAGACTCCTGCTGAACTATCAAGAATTATTTGGGATAAATTAAGAATAAAAAAAATACCATTACCATTATTATTACAATCTGAAAATGAATGTACTTTTTGTGAATGTAAAGAAGGTGAAGACTCACAAGAATATACAAACTCAGCGGCCGGAACACTTCTTTCTGAATTAGGAAACAGTTGTCATTTCCCATTAAATGATGGAGGGGCAGTAACCCCGACACTTGACATACCTGGAGAACAACAACAAAATTTCCCACAGGTAATTGCGGGTTTACCAAATTCAGGTGGAAATTGTAGTGCTAGAATCCCAACTTCGGCATATAACTCACCGTGGGCAACAGGAGGTTTAACTTATGACGATGAAAGAGAATTTTTATTTTCAAACAATTTAACGTTTGCCGAGAGAATAAATTTATCTAATACAAAACAAAAATATTTTAGGGAATCTACAGCAATTAGAACATATGTTGAACCTGATTTAAACGGTAATCAATTCCACACTGATAATGTATTGGTTACACTAATACAGGGGTGTGATGACATTTATCAGCCAGGCGCTTTAATTACATTCCAAGACCCAAGTTTATCTACCGACCCTAATTTTGAATTAGGTATTAATGAAACTGCTGATGGATTATATCAGATATCAGGAACCTCAACATCTGCAACGTCGATAACTGTAAGTTATTGTACTTTAGATAATAATACTTTAACAGGTACTAAAGTTTATAATTTACCACTTAAAGACTCTGACGAATACTTAACATTTGCTAGGTATCGATTTGATATGGAATATTTCCAAGTTGTAACCGCAATTACGTATTCTCAGTTTATTTCTTTAGGTAATGGTTCTGCCAGTGATTTAAGTTCTCATGGAACTTTTTATCATAGAATATTTAAAACTCCAATGTCGGTAATGTTTGCTAAAGACACTTCGGGTAATCAATCTCAATTTGAAGCCGAATTTAAAGGGACAGTTTTTTGTAATGAAAGTTCATTTTCTGAATTAGCAAATTCAAAAATAGTGATAATGGTTAGAGGTGTAGACCCCTACTCTCCAAAATATAAAATTAAATACGATATAAGTCGTATATTAAATAGAGGTTATGGACAAGTTGTAGTGGGAGGAGGTGAAGATGTAATGTTTAAATTAAACATACCTGTACAACCAGGAGGAACCTCTACAGGTAATAAAAAAAGGTCAGTACGACACAATCAAATTGTTAATAATAATTCAGCTGACCAATTCGGAGGAAGAATGTTTTTCCCGTCATGGTTTTTCCAACCTGGAACTGAGTTCCAACCATTTCAGACTGAATTAACTAAATATTATGGTAGTATGGATGCGAGTTTAATTAACGCATTTAATGTGATACCATGGGAAACATCGTCTACAAATTTAAATTCACAACAGGTAATTCAAAATTCAGAAGGTTATCTTCTTGTGAAAATGCAAGGTCAAACATTACAATGTGAAGAAGATATGCAGGCAAGTACTGGATATGGATGTAATGCTTTTACTGCTCACTATGAATGGGAAGGTGATGATAAATGGGGATTTCCACCACAACCTAACGATAATGCACTTGTTAATGGTGTAGGTGAAAATGGAGGGGCTACTTGGGGTGGGTCCGCATATATGTTACACTATTCTAGTGGTGATTTAATGGGCGATTCGGTTGATGGATGTTCTTTTATGTATATGCATTTTGGTGGAGATAATAATGAATGGAAGAAAAGTAGGTCAGTTTATTACTCACCATCTTATTTAAATGGTACACCTCCTGGAACCTATGGTAATTTTGGTAAAACTTTAATAGATAATCCTACAAATATTGTTTTTCGTTCAGACAGACTACCAACGTCTACTACCACCACTACCGCTCAACGTAACCATTTTTTATTTTTCCAAAATAGAAATTTCTCAGCATTTAGGATTTCTGATACAGGTGAAGTGTACGCTTCCTCAAGTAGTGTTGATGGTATTGAATTAGAAAACGTTTTATTTTCTGACGGTTCTACTTTAGGGTCGTTGAATGACCAAGTAGTTGCAAGTTTTAGCGAATGTGCAAGTGCGGTACCTTTGAAATGTTATAACATTACTAATGATGGAGTTGTTGTAATTGATGATTTTCCTGACTGTACCACAGGACCATTAGGAATACCTTATTTTCAAAATGGTAAAGGATGTTATTCATTAGTTACTATACCTATTATTGGTATTCCTTGGGATTTTTTCAGGATTAATGAATGGTATAAGAGAACAATAACAAGTTTGTTTTTATGTATGGAAGGTATTCAGTATCATTTCTTTAATAATTGGGTTAGTGGTAACCTATTTATGCCAACATTTTATAGTATTACTGAATTAAATGACGACGGGTTTCCTATCAGAAAATATTGTGAAGATATTATTGTCTTTCATGAAGACTCAAAAAATTATTATTATAGAAGTAGTCCATATAGATACGGATATGGTTTTATAGGTGGCAGGACTCGACAAAGAAATGAAATTGCGGGATTAAATAATTATGTAAGGGGGAACTATAGGAATTTAAAAACACCAACAACAATAATAAATTTAGGACCAATAACTAATTACACTCAAGAATTAGTTCAAGGTGTTGGATATTCAGGGTATATTGCAAATACATTAACACCATCAAGTTTTAGAGATATTACAGATATTGTTAATTTTTTTGTTGCATCAAGACAAATTGAAACTGCGTATGAACAGGCCGTAAACACATTTGTTGCGATAAGTTTGGCTTTAGTAAATCCTTCAGTACTTTTATTAGTTGGTGGAGGAGACCCCACCAAAAACTTTTTTGGAGATAGAAACTCAAGAGAGCCGGATAAAATAAATGCTGATTTAGCACAAATGATTTCAATTAATTCGGAATATGGTGTTAAACCTTTTAATCCTGCAGGATACCCTTCGGCAAACTCGATAAGAATAATACCAATATATAATCTCTTTGATATTAATGTATTGTTAACTGCATTGGCGTCAGGAGGTGTTGCGGCACTCTTAACACCGGCAAAATTCACGATAGGTATTTTCTTCCAAAGTGATAATGGTAAGAGAGATGCAATTAGTCCAAAAAGAATTATATGGAATCAAAACGCTCAATTACCATTCCAACCAAATGATGTTACATTATATACTCAAGTAAGTCAATCTGTACCATTTTATCAATGGCAGACTGATTATATGACAAGAGCCGAATTTATAGAATTACCGTTAGGGATTAATATTCCATATCCTTTGTTAGGACAAGAAGTTATTTTTGGCTCACATAAGAATGATTGGTACACAGAACCAATAAATAGTAATACCACTACATTCTTCCAAAGAAATATACAGTACTTAGACAGGACCGAAAATACCTCAAGATATTTTATGGCGGAATCTAATCAAGCAAAATACATGAAAGGGTTTATTTATAATGTAGATAGTGATGGTAATTTAAGAGAAGATTTAGGTAATATAACTGAAGACAAATATACAGTTGGTTCACCTTATCATTTTTATTTTGGATTAAAAAAAGGTAGAACTGCCGTAGATTTATTCTACATAAAATATGTTGATAGTGAAATTGTAATTGAATAACGATAATAAAATATCTATTGTCCTACCTACTGAAAGGTTTCAGGGGGCTCCTGAATTGGATAGTTATGTTGACATAAGTCTGCAATCTAAACAAAAAGAAATTATTGAGTATGACAGGAATTATAATCTTTTCTTAAATGATGTTTTTGATAAAGAGAGACAAGAGTCTACTAATTTTAATCTATCTTCAAAACTATCCGTAATTTTTCAAAATACGTATACTGGTAAGACTAACTATACTCAATTTAGAAATAATCTTTATTATGTTAATGAAAAATATTACCAGCAATTGAGTTTCCAACCTAACTATGATGGATATTGGGGAGGGTACCCTGAGTTTAAAGAATTTGATTTAACGAGAAATGATTATAATGTAAGTGGTTATACTACATTTGGTACCCCTCACTTATCATTTCCCCAAAATAAAGCTGACATTTTAAATTGGTCTTTTTATATTTCTTATCCATATCAAAATAATTACACTAAGATTCTATCAAATTATAATAGTTATTATACTAATTGGGTTGTTGGAGATGGAATCCCATTTAAAACTTACTACTCACAAATTAATGGTGAAAATTTAATAACCTTTGAGTGTTTTGTCAAACATGGACTATCAGTTGGAGAAAATGTTCAACTATCGGTATCGTATACTAACCCATCAAATAATACTGTTACTAATATATTTGAAGTTTATTTTTTAGGTAATGAAACAGTTGGGTCTGAGGAATATTATTTCTCAATTCAAAATATAGGATATCTAAATGGATTCTTAAATGCTGATACTATTGGTACGTTTAAAAGAGTTATTGACCCTGATAATTTAACTGAAACTACCTCAAAATATTATATTAGAGAACATATCATTTTAAATGATTATGAAAATTTAGTAATAACTCCGGCAGGATTTGAAAGACAAATATTTTCTGATAATGGTAAATTTTTCCCAGCTGCTTTAACTACAAATAATTTAAATAAAGTGGCATTTAAAGAAGGTACCACAGTTTATAATTTGACAAATAAATTTAAAATTGATATTAATGGGATAAAAGATAATCAAAATAGACCATTAACTGAGTTATATTATACAATAATAAATAAAGGTTCGTTTGGGTGGTTTAATGAACCAGTTAATCAGGGTAATACTTCTCTTAAACAAGGATGGGAATTTAATATTGACTATGAAAATTTATCACCCTATTGGAGAAGAAACCCAAATAATAGTAATTCCGACACTTCAATAACTGTTTCAAGTTATCAAAAAATTGATAACGGGAACACTTTTACATTTTATTATAATGATAATCTAAATGTTGGTGATTTTTTAGATGGAGCGTTTTGTGAATGGAATGATTTCGAACAAAAAGAAAGAGAAATTTCTGAAATTTATCACAAATTTGTTTTAAATCGAAACATTTTAATAGATGATAACGCAACAATTGCATCACAAATTAATCCAAAAGGTTATTATTATAAACCACATTATAAATTCACTCTTAGAGTTTTTTCTGATTATATTGAAACTGCTCCAATAACTGAAAATGTTGTTGATATTCCTAATTACGCGTTTTATTCGCAATCAGAACAAGAATATCGTTGGAGGGATTTGTATCCTTATGGGTATATTGATTCCAATAATGTTGGGGTTGATAATCCGTTTACAAATAATAGTCATTATGTACACAATAATTTTATATTTAAAATTTTACCTGAGGGGTCAAATGTTGCGAACAATAACATAAACTTTATTAATCAACCAATATCTGATGACTGTGAATAATTTTAAAATAAAACAAAATACAAACAATGAATATAAAATAGTATTTCCTGTTGAGACGGATAATACTTATTTAGGTTTAGATATGGGTGTTGAGGTCATTCAAAATGAGGTGGTTAACGAAATAATTGGAACTCCTAAGAATTATGAAATTACAAGGTTTGAACCTAAACCAATTTCCCCATTTGGTTTTTACTCGGGGTCCAGTCTTAATTTTAAATTTAATTTTTATAGCGGACCATTAAATGGATGGGTATTAAGTTACTCTCCAGTATTTGAATACCAACAAATTTATTACAATACAAATTCATTTTCAAATTCTTTTTACAAGTTAGATTTTTATGACTCTCGTGAAAAAAAGAACCAAAAAATAGTTTTCACAGTAATAATACCTACACAACAAGGTGAAATAGTTTCAGAACAGATATTTCCAAGTTGGTATGCTAATAATGGGTTTGTTAATTTAAAGACACCATATCTAAAATTAGATTATTTAAAAGATAAAGAAGGTTATTTTATTTATTTTTTATCAGACCCAAAACTATTAAATATTAATGAATTTTATACTAGTTTTAAATTTTTTGATGGTACTAAAGGAAATTTTAAAAGTTTTTTAACAATTAACCCGTCAACATTTACTAATAATAATTTTAATCCTGATGAGTATTCTTTTTTAAAAGTTGTGTTAAACTATTCAGATTATACATACCAATACATAGATAATAATAATAACCCAATAGGTAGTAACACAATACCAATAAATCTTTATGAATATGTTAACCCATAATGGAAACTCAATATTATAGATATAAAATCTCACCTGAAGTTATTACTGGAGATGTTAGAACAGTTATTGTTGACAACGTTTCTTATGGTGTGATATCAGGTATGACTAATATTTTAAGTGGAGGGACTAACGGGGACTCGTTACTAACAGATTTAAGTTTACCAATTCCATTATTTCAAACTGGAATTGATTACGGTTATTACGATGGGTTTGATGGTGATTTATTACAAAAGGATGTTGTTACTAATTTTTTATTTACTCAAACCGATGGGTCATATAATGTAGAATTATTTAACACGTCTGAAATGGGTCAAAAAAAGTTACTATCAGAATCTACATACCAAGTAGACTGGGGTGACGGTTCACCACTACAAACTATTTCTGTAGTTGCTCCAACACCTGTTTCTCATACCTATCTTTCAGTACCTTATACATATACTATTAAATTAATTCAGAGAAATCCATGGGGTATAATTGAAGTTGGTAAAAAAATAACTGTTCCATATGAATTAATACCTAATAACAATCCTTACGGAGAAGTTACATTTACCCCTCAGGGAGGGTCATGGTCAGATATTCCAGTTAGTTATGATTTTATTTTCAATGGGGATGCTGAAAATACAATTTCACAACAAGTAAGTTCAAATTATGTTTCAGTACCATTTTATGTTACGGCAAATACAAAATCACAACTTTCAGAACTATCTCTTTACGGACCCCAAAAATATATAGTTAATCAACCTATATATTCAGGTGTGGGAGTAAACTCAATTTATAAAGGTGTTATTTTTGGAATTGACCCAAATGGGACATATACCGGATATACAATTAATAATATTGACTACTATGATTTTAATGATGGTACCACAATTTCTTATGCTCAAAGTAGTGGATTAACATCTGAAATGTTGATTCAATCGGCAATTACAAAAAATGAGTACCTTTTAGGTGTAATTGACCAACCGGAAATTTACTCAAATGTATTTATTGAAAGAGGAAAAGATTCAGGTATTGAAACAACTCAAAGATTAGGGGAAGTACAAAATATGGGAGACTTGATTAAATACGGATATAAATTCTTCAAAATTAAACAATATTAATTATGGCAATAGGTTCATACGGTACAATACGACCCTCAGATGTTTCACCAGCAGATGTTGAAATAATACTACATTATACTCCATCAAGAGATTATACTGAAAATTTTGTATTAAAAAAATTAGATTCCTCAACATTACTAACCCCTTATTTTAATAATAGTAGTACAGGGGGAAATCCAAATGTTGAAATATTAGGAGGGTTGTACAATTTAAAACTACCATCAAATGAGTTTAATAAATTAGGAATTTATACTTTATACTTACGACCAGTTCAAATTAGAACTGAAATAAGTGATTGTGGAGTTCTATCCGCACTTCCAAATGTTAAAGGTATTATTATTGATATTTCAAATGTTCCAAGCCAATATCGTAATAAATTTGTTACACAAGGATTAGTTGGATTTAGAGTCGAATATTTAAACACTGACGGTACTAAAGTACCTAATTTTTTTAGATACATTACCTCAAGTTTTTACTGTGAACCTGTAACTCAAAATCTTACAACAACACAACAAAAAGTTGTTAGGTATAGATATGTTGATAATGCGTCTAATTTAATGTTTTGTACATTAACACCGTCATCGGCACCAACAAATAAACCTAATGCGACACCATACATTGGAGTACCTGGACAAAGTATTATAATTACTAATACTTTTTTTAATCCTGTTACTTTAGATGTAGAGATAGTCGAACATGATGCTTCGACATTAGCATTGGCTCTTTATGGTAATCAAACTAAGTCAATGGATGATGGTATATACACTATCTATGACTCAAGTAATAATATATATAAACAATACAACTTATACGAAATCAGAGACCAATTTAATGAACTTCTTTACGAGGTTAGACAAGATAGAGATGGTAATATCGATTTCAGTAAAAGTTATGACAATATAATCGCTTAATGGCTGTAACAAAGTATACATGTCCACCACAGACCGCCGCAGGTTCAGGGACCTTCTCCAATAATTTAGTTGGTTTCCAACTTGTACAGGGGGGTGGGTTTACGCAAGGTAATTTTCAATTTACAAATTCTATCACTGAAAAATCTAACAGAACTTTTGAAACTGGAGTTTTTTCAAGTCCGATATCTTTGGAAAGTATGAATACAACTCTTGGTCAAACAAGAGCCATCACATCTAACAATTTTGAAGTTTATCCAAATCTTGATTTAAGTGAAGTAACAAGTTTTACATTATACGGACCATTAAATAAACGATTTTCGGCATCAATTGAGCATATAGTTAATTATTTTCCAGCTGCTTTAGAAATCAGTCAAAACAGACCTGATTTCACCACAGGTATTACTGCTAATAATATAATTTTTGATACAACTGAAAATCTTACAGAGTTTGAAATTGATGTTGAATCAATTAGTAATCCATTTGGAATTGATTTTACCACCAACGCAACGGTTAATTTGTCAAGTAGGGAAATAAAAGTTTCAGATTTAAGAAATTTAACTGTAGAATTTTCAAATTATATTTTAGTATTTAACGGAGAAAATTACCAAATAAATAACATTATACCAACAAGTTCATTAACTGCTGGAACATTAACTGTGTTTGTTGAAGGTAATCCATTTAACAATAATCCATTTACTTATGATTATTTAATTATAAGACCAAATGATGATGTAGTTAATAAAGTATTTAATTTAGAATTAGATTACGTTGATAATTTTATTTTAGATAGGTCAACAACTCCGATATATACGTCACAGTTTACAGTACCATTAGAAAGTGATAGTGGTGATGTTTATAATTCTACTGATAAAATTACATGGCCATTATTTGGACAATGGAATTTAGATATTTTAACTGACTCGTTTACAGTTTATTTAGAAAAATTAAATGAAATTGCAGAAAATTTTGATAGTTATAAAACTAATTTAATTGCGAGATTTTTAATTACTGATTCTTTAATTGAATTTGACACCCCTGACCAAAAATTAGATAAAGTTTTAAAAATTTATGGAAGAAGTTTTGATGAAACAAGAGTGTTTATTGACGCTCTTGCAAATATGACTTCAGTAAATTACAACATTGGGAATGACATTCCATCTCAACTATTAAAAAATTTAGCGCAAACTTTAGGGTGGAATACGGATATATCACCAATAACAAATGATAATTTTTTAGACTCTTTATTTACAACTAATCCAACACCTCTTTTTGATGGTATAAGTTCAAATCCAACACCTGATGAATTAAATTATCAATATTTTAGAAATTTGATAATGAATTCCGCTTATCTTTTTAAATCTAAAGGTACTAGAAAATCCATAGAAAGTTTATTAAGATTAATAGGTGCTCCTGATGCAATAGTTGAATTTAATGAAACAGTATACGTTGCGGACCAAAAAATTAATATTAGCGAGTTCAATCAAAGATATGAATTAATTGCCGGAGGTTCGTACATACAGGAATCTGTGGTCTTGAATCCAAACTCAACATACTCAATTCAAGGAAATATATATACCGCGTTTACCCTAACTAATACTGTAATAGAAACTGATACTACAAGAACTGATTATCCTGTGGATGAACAAGGATTTCCTTCTATGGTAAATGCAAGTGAGAGTTATTATTTTCAAATAGGTGCTGGTTGGTTTGAATCTACACCTGTTCATAGAAGTTCTGAAATAATAAATTACACTACAAGTGTTTTTACCGGACAAAATTTTAATGTACAAACAGAATTGTCTCCATTTACATATGGTTACCCATATCTACAAAGATATATGGATTTTCCATATTTAAATTTTGGATTTGGATTACAAAAAATTAATGACAATAAAAAAAGTTGGGTATCGACTGACAAATCTAGACTAAATTCCGACGCGGGATTTAATTCTGATTATTATGTTGGTGATGATAGATTAGTACTTAACGTTAAAAATGTTGACTTATATTTAAATCCGGCACAAGGATTATTATACGATGTTTGGTATATTTCTCAAACTTCAAATTTCCCAATACCAAGTACGGGATTACCAAATTTTTCATCTCAAAATTACTTAAATGGTTTTAATTTAGGTAATTGTAACTACAGCGCTGGAACAAGTGTTAATGGGTTAGTTTATTGTGGATTCCAATTTGACAAAACTGTAATTAATCCTAAACCTCAGAAAAAAACATTTTTTGAATTTGCTCAAGATTTCATCAAAAACATGATAAATGTTAGAGATAGATTGTTCATAACTGACGGTAAAACGGGAGGATATCCAAAATTACAATCAATATTTTGGCAATATCTTTTATCTAATCAAGCTGTTAATATCCCAACAAACCAATTTTCATATCAGAATTTAATTGAATACGTTGAAGGGTTGGGAGATTATTGGATTAGACTAATTGAACAAATGGTTCCTGCAACAACAATATGGAATACAGGGGTTAAATTAGAAAATTCAGTCTTTCATAGACAAAAATATGTTTATAGAAGACAACAAGGTTGTGAAATTATACCAATCCCATGTGAAACTTGTAATGCGACAGGACCTTTATTTTCATATGATTGTAATTATGAAACGATTAGTTGTCCAATTTATCCTTGGGATAGTGGGTTAACCTCAGTTCCGTCATTTGGTGATGTGTTATATCAGACCTTAAACAATTACTTATCTGAAATTGGATTGACATTTACAGATTGTGATTTAAATAGTTTATATAGTGTATGGTATGTGGATATTAATATTGGAGGAAATCAATTAATACAACAACCTTTCTTTGATGGGTACGGATTAACGGGTTCGCAGGCGTACCCAACACAAGGTCAATGGGTTGTTGCTCTTAACAATTATTTACCTCAATTAAACAATTTTAATTTAAGTTATTATATTAGTAATTCTACACTTTATGTACAAAATTTGGATTGTGGGCAAGATTTTTTAAATCAAACGTTTAAATTAAACGTAGGTATAAACTTTTCATTAGCATGTAATTAATGGCGATAACATTAAATTATGGATTACAAATAACAGGTGATTGTCAGAACAATTCATCAGGTGCATTAGGGTTAACAATATATGGTGGAACACCTAATTATACAATAACTTGGTTGTCTCCGTCTTTATCACCTATTATATTAGCGGGTAGTGCAACAACAATAACTTCATTATCTGGAGGGTCGTATAGTTTTTATGTTAGTGACCAATCAATACCTGTTAACAACACTAATAATATTAGTTTTTATGTGAGTACGGGATGTTGTGTTTCGATAGATGTACAGGATACAACATGTAATTTACCAAATGGTTCATTAACCGCAACAACCGCTTACGCCTCTTCTTATGGTACCGCTTATTTATATAAAGAAGGTCAATATATTGCAAGTGCTTTAACAAGTTTTGTAACACAAGATGCTCCTCCACCTCTATCACCAGTACCCGGACTTTTAACATCTGCGTATTTTGATGGTCTTTCGGCAGGTACTTATCAGGTTACTCTTTTTGATTATGGAGGATGTCAATGCTCAAGTCAAACTTGTATAATACGAAATTCATCAGAATTTGATTTTGGATTACTTGTTGCAAATGCTTCATCATGTAATAATGGATATGGTCGACTTACAGTAACAGGTAATACTGGAACAGGGCCGTTTGAATACCAATGGTCTCCAAACGTACTAAACTCAAGTATTACTGCTAGTACTGTCAGTGGATTATCTGCGGGTAGTTATAGTGTGGTAGTTACAGATTCAACTGGATGTCAAGTAACTAAATCTGCGATAATTAATACTGTACCCCCTTTAGGTTTAAATTATTATACCGCAACACCTGCTAGTTGTTTATCTGACGATGGTACAATAACTTTTAATATTTCTGGTGGTACTCCACCTTATTATTATATTTTATCAAACGGGGATTCCGCAATTAGTTATTCTAATGTTTATACATTTTCAGGACTTGCGGCCAATACGTATACTCTCCAATTAGTTGATTTAGCAATTTGTAATTTTTCACAAGATGTACAAGTACCAATGGAAGGTAACTTTGATGTGATTTCAGTTGTAACAAATAATGTTACTTGTACTTCATACGGTTCATTATCAATTAATTTAATAGGTAACCCTCCTTTTACTTATATATTGGAAGACAGTAGTGGTGTGGTTAACACAATTGTTACACAAGTTAATAATTATCAATTTACAAATTTAACCGCTGACACCTATACGTTAACTATCTCAGATTATTTGGGTAGTTGTGAATATACGGATACGTACACTATTGAGCAATCACCCGATTTTTCAATGGAGATATCGTCAACAGGAACCACATGTAATTCTGAAAATGGTACTATTTTAGTAGATATAATACCTTTTAATTCTACATTATTTAGTTATGAATTACAGGGGATTGAAAATTCAGGTCTTATCAGTGATACCTCATATTTGTTTAGTGGTCTAAACACTGGTATCTATACTATAATTGTTACCGATGAGAATGGATGTACTCAAACTGATAGTATTATTTTAAGTAATCAATCACAAGTTGATTTTAATTTATACTCAACAGATTGTGGGTTAGGTTCCGAGGGTACAGTTAGTGCAATTATAAATAATGGAACCCCACCATTTAATTTGTATTGGAGTGCTAGTACAATAGACGGGATACTATCAATAGGTTCTCAAAATGGTATATACTTGACTGGACTAACAAGTAGTGATTATTACTTAACGGTAACTGATTTAAATGGATGTGTATTAACTAAATCAATATCTGTTACATGTGGCAATTTAGTAGGGTCTTCCTATCAAGTGTTTAATATATGTGAACAAGTATTTACTGAGACCTCAAATCAAAAACGAGGTATAATACAAATGTATAATGAGGGATATCAGGATTTAACTGCGGGTTCTAATTGTATTTTAAATTACGCTAATTTCATAACTGAAGTGACAATTGGTTCTCAAGTTTATACAAGTCTATTCTACACTTCTTATTCTTTAAACGACTTACCAACTGACGGATTATATATAGAATCTATACAATCCGCGATTAATGGCGCTTACGGTGTTGGAAATGTGTCAATTGATTCATCAATGAATATTGTTTTAATATCGTCAGACTGTAATCTAGAATATGACGTGTTACAAGATTTAGTTATAGATATAAATTTAAAAATTGAATATGATTTTGACTGTCAATCATAATAGATGTGTTTAATAAATTTAAATATAGTAACTGGCGAACCTCCATACACTATAGAGGTTTGTGATTATTTTGGTATTAATTGTCAAGTAATTGGATATTATGACTATTATATACCAGGTACTTTAGTACTATCAGTTCCTGAACCTTATAGTTCGGCTCCAATTGTATTACTAAAAGTTTATGATGCTAATGGATGTATTAGCCAAGGTACTCTAACTATGCTCACCCCAACTCCGGCATCAACGGTTACACCATCACCACAAAGTCCTACTCCAACACCTACAAATACAACTACACCAACTGTTACTCCGTCAAAACAAAGTCCGACACCAACCCCAACTAATACTCCAACCCCACAAAGTCCGACACCAACACCCACAAATACGCCAACTAAAACAGTTACACCTACTAAGACAACAACCGTAACCCCAACAATAACTGTTTCGCCATCATTAACACCAACTTCATCTCCATTACCACCAAATAAAGCATTTTTATTTATTGAGCCTCAATCTGGTAGTACAAGTATTGGACAATGGATGTTTAATAATGGTCAAACATTTTATGGATTTACAAATGGTTCAGCTCCTGCATTAAATCAAAGTATTTTTAATAATCAATTAAATACTTATGTTAATTTCTCAGGGTGGACCTCAGGATTATTTCCATCGATTATAAACCAAGATGTACCACAAACAACTGGTGGAAATGATTCATTTGGTAACGCAATTGTTGCATATAATTTTAAAACAACCCAAGTTTCGGCTAACACGGTATCAGGTAAAGCTTGGTACACATGGATGATACCAACAGGGATGACTAATGGATTATATCAAAAGAAAATAGATTATAGTACCTCAAGTCCTTCTATGCCTCCTACGACAGTAAATACTGAGCCTACAATTTATTCATATTATTTTAATTATACTGGAAACACAATACCTAAGACAACATATAGGGTGTATACGACTTACCCATCAACAAATTTTAATTTATTAAATACTTCTGATATATATTTCAAAGGAAACTCAGTAAGTTAATAATTATAGTATATGTCTACGTTCCCATATAAAAACCCAATAAGTTCAGAACAACTAAACGGAGTACAATCTGTTGAAAGGTCTGAAACATTTGGAACAAATTTTTCTGTACTTGGTGTTGGTGGTTACATGGAGGTATTTAATCGCACTGATTTAATTTACACTATACCGCCATCAACATTTGGGCCAATTGAGTATAGTGGTAATACCATACCAATTCAATTTACAAAAGGTACTGGAACGGTGTTCTCACCTGATGTTTTAACTCTTAATTCTGATAACATATCTTCGGGAAGGAGAAGGTTAGGTATGTTAGCTTATGTTTATGAAGACGACCAAGTATACCAATTCAGAATTGATAATTACGAATCATTATGGTCTGCGGTAACTGCAACTACTGCAATTACATTTTATGATTTTGGAACCACAATTAATAGTACAACTGTTGCGGGTAGGAATTTTATTAATGCTTGGACTGCATCAACTATTGAAGATGTAAACGGGGCGACACACTCATCTGCTGTATGGAAAAAATATAGTACAGGTAGTGGTAGTGGTTCCACATCTGCTAATACCTTGTATATTACAGGTACAGGAATTAACTCAACTGTAAGGTGTGGGGTTAATAATACAGCTGCGGGTGATTTTGGAGGGGCTCTTGCGGGTTCAGGTAATACCGCTTCAGGTAAATATAGTTTTGCTGGTGGAGGAAAAAATAACACTGCGAGTAATTGTTATTCTACTGTAGGAGGAGGATATTTAAACACTGCAAGTGGTGATACATCAACAATTGCCGGTGGTTGTAATAATATCGCAGGTGGAGCTATTTCATTCATAGGTGGGGGACGATTGAACATCGCAAGTAATAATTACTCAACCATAGGTGGAGGTACTGAAAACACCGCAAGTGGTAGTTATTCAACCATAAGTGGAGGGTATGTAAACACCGCAAGTAGTGAATACTCAACCGTGGGTGGTGGATGTCGTAACACCGCAAGTGGCTCGTGGTCAACCATAGGTGGGGGACGTCGTAACACCGCAAGTAATACTTACTCAACCGTAAGTGGTGGATATTATAACACCGCAAGTGGTAATACTTCAACAATTAGTGGGGGATATTGTAATATTAATGGAGGGGACTTTTCATTTATTGGGGGAGGTAGATGTAATACTATGTTAGGTTTAACTGGTGGAATTATTGGAGGAGGATATAATAACACTGTTAGTAATAATTATTCAGTTATTGGAGGTGGATGTGGTAACACCGTAAGTGGTTATATTTCATTTGTTGGTGGTGGGTCAAGTAATACCGCAAGTGGTGGTTATTCAACCGTAGGTGGGGGAAGATTTAATACTGCAAGTAGTAATTACTCAACCGTAAGTGGAGGATATTCTAACACCGCAAGTGGTGATAGGTCAACTGTCAGTGGAGGGCAATCTAACACCGCAAGTGGAAGTAGGTCAACCGTAAGTGGAGGAGATAATAACACCGCAAGTAATTATTACTCAACCGTAAGTGGAGGATATTCTAACACCGCAAGTGGTGATAGGTCAACTGTCAGTGGAGGGCAATCTAACACCGCAAGTGGATGTACATCAACAATTTCAGGTGGTTATTTTAATAACGCATTGAGTAACAACTCACACGTACTTGCAGGTCAAGGTAACGTAGTATATTCACAAGGTGCAACCATTTTAGGTGGTAATTTAAATAGTATAGCTAATACTAATAATAGTTCAACATATTCTATTTACTGTACCGATTCTGGTACAGGTATAATTTATATAAACGGAGGAGACCTGACACCGGAATTAGTTAATGGTAATACATTTTATTATTATCATAATATTGATAATAGAGTTTATAAAGGTTATATTACATCATCAACCTATTCAGGTAATTATACTGAACTTCAGGGAATATATGCAGGTACAGCTAGTTCATATGGTAGTTTTGGTAGAAATTATAGTGATATAGTAACAAACAATTCTTGTAATTCAGTAATAGCTGGAGGAAATAGTAATACTATTTGTGGAAATTCACCTTATTCATTCATTGGTGGTGGACAAAGTAACACCGCAAGTAGTTATTACTCAACCGTAGGTGGTGGAAAAGGGAATACCGCAAGTAGTGGTGGGTCAACCGTAGGTGGTGGACAAGGGAATACCGCAAGTACTTCTCAATCAACCGTAGGTGGTGGACAAAATAACACCACAAGTGGTGATAGGTCAACCATAGGTGGTGGATTTCTTAACACCGCAAGTGGTTCTTTTTCATTTGTTGGTGGAGGACAAAGAAACACCTCAAGTGGTGGTACATCAACAATTGCCGGAGGATGTAAAAATATCGCTGGTGGTAACTTATCATTTATTGGGGGAGGTAGTGGTAACACCGCAAATGGGATATATTCAACCGTAGGTGGTGGACTAAATAACACCTCAAGTGGTAATTTTTCATTTGTAGGTGGAGGAGGGAATAACACATCAGGTGGTATTGGTTCATTTGTCGGTGGTGGTCAGTTTAACACCTCAAGTAATTGTTACTCAACCGTAGGTGGTGGACAAAATAACACCGCAAGTGGTAATACATCAACAATTGCCGGAGGATGTGGAAATATTACAGGTGGAGCGTGTTCATTCGTTGGTGGAGGACAACTAAACACCGCAAGTGGTGATAGGTCAACCATAGGTGGTGGACTACTAAACACCGCAATTGGTGATAGGTCAACCATAGGTGGTGGATTTCTTAACGCCACAACTGGTGATAGGTCAACTGTTAGCGGAGGATATAAAAACAGCGCAAGTAGTACGGGTTCAACTGTAGGTGGAGGACAGTTTAACAGCGCAAGTGGTGATAGGTCAACCATAGGTGGTGGATTTCTTAACACCGCAAGTAATTTTTATACTACCGTAGGTGGAGGTCAATGTAACATCTCAAGTTGTGTTGATTCAACCGTGAGTGGAGGACGTAATAACACCGCAAATGGTCCTAGGTCAACTGTAGGTGGAGGTCAATGTAACACCTCAAGTAGTAATTATTCAACTGTTAGCGGAGGAGCGAATAACACATCAGGCGGTATTGGTTCATTTGTCGGTGGTGGACTATATAATATTGCTAATTGTAACCAATCAACCGTGAGTGGTGGTGCTTGTAATGTCTCAAATGGTAGTAGGTCAACCATAAGTGGAGGTTATAAAAATAATGCCTCAGGCAATTGTTCGTTTGTTGGTGGAGGATTTTTTAACACTGCAAGTAATACTTATTCAACCGTAAGTGGTGGACGTGGTAACACCGCAAGTGGTAATACATCAACAATTGCCGGTGGTTGTAATAATATCGCTGGTGGTAAGTTATCATTCATTGGGGGAGGTAGTGGAAACACCTCAAGTAATTGTTACTCAACCGTAAGTGGTGGTAGACAAAACACCTCAAGTGGCCAATATTCATTCATAGGTGGTGGATGTAGTAACACCGCAAGTGGAATTAGGTCATTCGTAGGTGGGGGTAGTCTTAATATTGCTTCAGGTGATACATCATCAGTTTTAAACGGAAATACTAACATTGCTGGTGGCGGATGTTCAACAGTTTTAAATGGGTTAAGTAATAACACTGTTGGTTGTTCCTCATTTATAGGTGGAGGTTTACTAAATAGGACAACAACTAACGCATCATTCTCATCGGTTGTTAACGGACAATCAAATTGTAGTGACGCTTGTTTTACGTCAATTGTAGGGGGTGTTAGTAACTGTATAACTGCGTCAAACTGTTACTCTTCAATTGTTGGTGGTAAATCTAACGTAATATGTAGTACCTCAAACTGTTCATTTATAGGTGGTGGAACATTAAATATTGCTGCGGGACAATCATCATCTGTTGTTGGGGGTAGTTCAAATACTGCACTTTGTTCTTGTTCTTTTGTCGGAGCAGGACAGTTTAACTCATCTTGTTCTGTATTTTCATTCATAGGTGGTGGACAATGTAACATAGTAACAGGTACAACTTCAGCAATTGTGGGAGGTTTTTGTAACAGAGCTCAAGGTATATATTCTTTTGTCGGAGCGGGAACAGGTAATACTGTTACAGGAGCTTACTCATCGGCAATTGGTTGTGGATTAAATGCTACCGCTAGTTGTACGTTATATGCTAATAATATTTTTGCTTGTGGTTCATTAAATGTTAGAGGGTTAAGTGTGTTATCTGCAACAACAGGAACAAGCTTAACTGTTATTAGTTCGGGTAATAGCACATCGGTACCTGTATTCTCAGTCCAAGGTTCACAAGGTGAATTGTTTAGTGTTACAGATAGTTTAACAGGTTCGTTATTCTCAGTAAGTGACATATCAGGTTTACCAATATTGGAAGTATTCTCAGATAGTACAATAATACTTGGTGATTACCAAGCTCCGTCACTTTATACAACAAAACGTGTTTCATCAATTACTGCGACAACAGGTACCACAATTTATTCATTTCCAACAAGTGCTTACACTTCGTCATTTGTTGATTATTTTGTTAGTGGTTCAACAGGATTAAGAGCTGGAAATATGATGGTAATATGGAGTGGTAGTACAGTTAACTTTACTGAAACTTCAACTAATGATATTGGAGTTACAACTCCATTGACGTTTGGTTATACAATATCAGGGTCAAGTGCCGTTTTACGAGCGTCAGCATCAACAGGTACTTGGATTGTGGAATCAATATTAAGAGGATTATAATATGGCGTTTCAATATTCACCAAAAATAGTTACGGACGGATTAGTGTTTTATTTAGACGCAGCTAACCCTAAATCATATGTTTCAGGGTCTACTGTTTGGAATGATATCTCACGTGGTGGGAATACAGGAACATTAGTTAATGGGCCAACTTTTAATAGTGGAAATGGAGGAAGTATAGTATTTGATGGAATAGATGACTATGTAGATTACGGAAATAATACAGTGTTAAATGTTGGAAATAATATATCGGTATTTTCTTGGTTTTATGTTAATTCAACAAGTTCATTCCAACCAATTATATCTAAAAAAACAATTGATACCGGTTGGGAATTAGATAATAGTAGTGGCACACTTAGATGTACATTAAGACCATCTATTGCCAATAATAATAATATCTTTGCTGGTACATTAATATTAAATAATTGGTACTATGGAGGATTTACCTGTGATAATACAACAATTAGATTATATTTAAATAATACACAACAAGGTACATCAGATGTTAGCTCAATAACTCTAAATACTACAGGCTCTCTTTTTATAGGACGAAGAGCGGATGGTGTTAATCTTAATTATTTTAATGGTAAAATATCAATAGCACAAATATATAATAGAGCCCTTACAGCACAAGAAGTACTCCAAAATTACAATGCCACTAAATCGAGATTTGGATTAACATAATATGGCAGGAAGAATATCATATTACGGAGGGATAGTTAGAGATGGTTTAATCTTTGATTTAGATGCTGCTAAACGAGATTGTTACCCTGGAAGTGGTACAGTTATTAGAGAGATAACAGGTACTAATGTTATCGGTACTTTAATAAATGGACCAACCTTTAGTCTAAATAATGGAGGTTCAATTACATTTGATGGCACGGATGATTATGTAAGAATAAATCCGAATAATATACAACCTTCAGCAGAGCTCTCAATAGAGTCGTGGTTTAATTCTTTTGGAAGTAATGGTAGAGGGCAAGGTATTTTTTACGCCAATTATGGTCTTGGTTTACGATTATCAACAACTGGCCAAATGCATTCAAGAGTTAATAGTGGTGCTGTATCATATCAAAACACAACTACCACAACATATTTTAACAATAGATGGAATCACGTTGTTTTAACAATCAACTCAACGCAAGCAAAATTATATATTAATTCATCATTTTTAGAACAATATTCAATTTCATATAGTGGGAGTAACATTAATTCCGCAAGTATTGGAGGTTTTGGAACTGACGTTAATGACTCAGCTAATAGAGGGCTTTATGGTAATGTGAGTGTATGTAGGGCGTATAATAAAGTATTAACTGACCAAGAAGTTCTACAAAACTACAATGCGTTAAAAGGTAGATACGGTTTATAATATTTATAACATATGGAAACACAATTACAAGATTACGAACAAAGAGAATTTATGATATTTGGTACAAGTGAATTACCACTTATTGATTTTACACAAGTTTTAGAAACATCAATAGATACCGTTAGAAAGTCGGTTGATGAAACAAAGACATTTGTTAAATGGGATGGTGACATCATTCCATCAAGTGTGGGTTCTTTAACAACAAAGGAAGGCCCATACTCTTATGAAGAAATATTAAACATTTTATCAACTCCTGAATGGACATCTCCTGAACCAATTATATGAGTACAGTACAAAATAATGGTGTAGTTACTGATGGATTAGTTTTATACTTGGATGCTGCAAATACTAAATCATATGTTAGTGGGAGTACCACTTGGAATGATATTTCAAGAAGTAATGTTAGTGGTACGTTAGTTAATGGACCTACTTTTAATACTGGGAATGGAGGAAGTATTGTGTTTGATGGGGTAGATGATTATTTTATTACACCATCATTTGCATTAAATTCACCAACAGATTGTTTAAGTTTTAATTTTTGGGTAAAATCCATTTCACAGACACCTAGCGCACAATCTATTTTAGGTAAAGATACAAATACTGGAGGAGTACCACACCTTTTAATAAGAAGAAATGCGAATAGTGATTCTTTGGTTTGGAATTTTTTTAATGGGTCAACATCAAATACACTAGGGTTTAGTAATTTTTTTACAAATTATGATAATACTTGGATTAATATCCAAGTAGTTGCTGATTACACCAGTGATACTGTTACAGTTTATAGGAACGGAATATTCTTTAATAAACTATCTCAACCATCTGCGATTTTTCCTAATACTAATACTGTTATGTATTTAAGTAGTTTCGCAATAAATGCTTTTTTAGTTTTTTATGGTAATATAACATCATCACAAATTTACAACCGAGCTCTATCATCTTCAGAGGTCCTCCAAAACTACAACGCCCAAAAATCAAGATTTGGATTGAGTTAAAATAAATTTTCCTTAGTATTTATATAATAATCTTGGATAGGGAAAAGATTTAATTATGGCAAACGAATTTAATATAAAAAATGGTTTTATAACCAGCGGAAACTCTGTTGTTTATGCGGGGTTAAATGTAACGAGTGGATTAACCGCAACAACAATATCTGCAACAACTTATTTTAACTTACCATCTTCAAGTGGTGGAACATTTACAGGAGGAACTGTATCAGGGGGAACTAACTTCACAGGTGGGGTTACTGCAAATACAGTATCACAGGTTAATTATATTGACTTTACAACAGGGTCAACAAATCCATCTCAAACAGGGGGAAGAATGTTCTTTGATAATGTATCAAATGCTCTTTCTTATTATGATGTGGACAATAGTTTAGTACCAATTGCGATGGGACAACAACTCTACACAAGAGTTTATAATGGTACAGGAGTTCAGATTGATAAGGGTAAAGTAATTACAATTACTGGAACAACTATTGGTTTACCGAGTATAAGATTGGCGACCAATAATCACACATTACAAAGTCCAAGACCTGTTGGACTTGCGGCTGAGAACATACCGAATGGAGGTACAGGGTTAGTTTTAAATAATGGCATTTTAAGTGGAATAACACTTAACACATTTGCAAATGGTGATACGTTATACCTTTCTGATACAATTCCTGGTGAGTATGTTAATTCAACATCGTCATTATCTTTTACGGCAAGAACAAATGAAATTGGATATGTTCTTCAAACAGGTACAACGACAGGTAAGATTTATGTTAATATCAATAATGAAGATAGTAATCTAACTCTAACGGATATTGAAAGAAATATCTTGGAGGGTAATGTCATTTCAGGTGGTGTTTATGAATACACTGGAATGACTCAGGGTACGGGTCAAACAATTAACGTTGCATATGCTAGAGGATGGATTGTTAAAAATACATATTCATTTGCAACATTACCTGATGTAACCAATGTTTATTATTCAGGTGGAACAAACATACCTTTAACATATTTGAATAGTGCAGATGCAACATATATTTTAATTAATAGTGCATCAACACTCTATCAACAAACGTCATTTCCAACACCACAACAAAGAAGGGAAAATATATTTCTTGGTAAGGTAGTTCATCCAAATAGAAGTACGATTACATCAATTAACCAAACGGTTGACTTTGATGTATCTCCTATGGCAGCACTTCGTGACTTGTGGACACCATTAAAATTAATTAATCAGGGTGTTATTGTTTCATATTATAGTGCGGGTACGATGAGCATTCAGACATCTGCCGGAACATTATGGGGTAATGGTATTGGGTGGACGACGAATCAATTAAATCCTGATAGTATTTCCATTTCAGGAACATCACCAACCACATTTCAATATCGTTCAAGATTAGGTCCTATTACAGGTTCAACATCAAACCCTGGTGACCCAGCGGCACCAACTGGAAATACAACAACAATTGATTCTCACCATTATGACTTAAATGGTAGTATTGTTCCTGTAGGTGGTAATAACAGGGCAACAAATCAAAGGATTTATTTGTTTCCAACTGGGTTAATTAGAATACAGTATGGTCAGTTTTCATATTCAAGTATGGCAAATGCTATTGCTGGTATAGATACTGAAATATTCGTTGAATACGGGAATAATAGAGATAACGGTATATTAATAGGTATATTAACGGTTCGTGAAGATGCCTCTGACTTATCGTTAACCACCGATGCTCAATTTAGGTTTGTATCAAAATTTGGTGAGTTATTAGCCGGCGCTGGAGGTATATCAACAACAACTTTACAACAAGCATATGAAAATTCAGCAACACCTGAAATAGTAACAAATTCAGCAGAAGGAGCATTATCAATCCAAAATGGAACGGGAGCTGCGGATAATGTAACAAATTTATTTGAGGGTAGAAATACCGCAACATCACTCACATCATTCATTAGAGCTGATGGAGCGTTTTCAGGAACTTCAATATTTGGAACAGGATTAACTGCGACTACAATATCTGCAACAACTGCAACGATAAGAAAAATTACAGGTGGTTCAGGTAATACCAATTCAGGAACATATTCATTTATAGGTGGGGGTCAATCAAATTCGGCAACAGGTAATTGTAGTGTAGTTGGTGGAGGACGACAAAACACCTTGAGTGGGTCATATTCATTTATTGGTGGTGGACTTTGTAACACAGCAAGTAATAATTGCTCAACCGTAAGTGGAGGATATAAGAACACTGTACTAAGTACGTCATCATTTATTGGTGGTGGAAGATGTAATATCTCCAACATTGCTGGAGGAGGTAACACTAATAGTGATGTTATTGTTGGAGGTATCTCTAACTCAACATCATCGGGATATTATGGAGTTGGTCAAAATTTTATCGGAGGTGGAGTTACAAATTCCATATGTGGTGATTATAATGTTGTTGTGGGTGGGGGTGGAAATTCTGTAAATGATATATCGGAATATTCGGCGATAGTCGGAGGATATAACAATAAGATTTGTTTTGCACCTTCTTACTCACAATATTCTGTGATTGGTGGTGGAGAGTCAAATGTATTATCCGCAACTCATAGTTTTATTGGTGGAGGAGAATTGAATACTATTTCAGGATTTACTTGTTATTCTGTAATTGGTGGTGGTTTTTGTAATAGAGTTACGTGTAATTTATCAAGTGTCGCGGGTGGGGTTTTAAATAGAATATCAGGTCAAAATTCATTTATTGGAGGTGGAAGTGGTAATACTGTTTCAGGTCAATATTCATTTATTGGTGGAGGATGTAATAACATTACAAGTGGTAATACATCAACCGTAGGTGGAGGACGATGTAATATTGCAAATGGAGCGTGTTCATTTATTGGTGGAGGTCAGTTTAACACCGCAAGTAGTACGGGTTCGACCATAGCTGGAGGACTTTGTAATATTGCCGGTGGAGCGTATTCATTTGTTGGTGGAGGTACGGGTAATACGATGAGCTCATCTACAACTTGTTTTAGTTCAATAAGTTCAGGTGTTAGAAACAATGTTGCTTGTCGTCATTCATTCATCGGTAGTGGTTCAGGTAATACAATTGGTGGTGATTTTGGAGTTATTGTAGGGGGTTGTGGTAATTGTGTGTCAGTTTTTTGTAATCAATTCATTGGTGCTGGATTTGCAAATCGTGTAGGAGGAGCATACAACTCAATATTAAATGGAATATGTAACATTAACAATGGAAATACTTCAGTAATTGTCAATGGAAGTTTTAATTGTGTTGAGTGTGGAAGTAATAATTTTATAGGTAGTGGATATCTTAATAAAACACAAAGTACTTATTCGGTTATTGTAGGAGGTCTCCAAAATTGTCATACATCCAGTACATATTATCCAAACGATAAAAGTGTAATTGTTGGAGGGCAATTAAACACAACGGCTTCAGGATATTACGGTGTCGGACATAACTTCATAGGTGGTGGTTGTTCAAATAATGCCGGTGGAAATTACAGTTTTTTAGGTGGTGGTGCAAAAAATACGGCATCTGGTTATTATACTGTTGTTGCCGGTGGGTTTAGCAATGCATCTACCGGAAGTTATACATTTGTTGGAGGTGGAACTAACAATAGTGCAAGTGGTAATTATACATTTGTTGGTGGAGGAGAAAAAAATATAATTAATGGCGGGTATTATGCGGGAATTATTTCAGGACGGATAAACTGTATAACACCTACAGTTGGAGCATATGTCTATCTAAGTACTATTGTAGGTGGTGGTTGTAATTTTATGACAGGAAATGGAAGTAGTAATACTATAAGTAACTCAACAATTAGTGGAGGATATTGTAATCGTATATATGATAGTTACTCATCAATTGTGGGAGGTGAAAGTAATACCATATCTGGAATATCCTCGTCATTGGCATCTTTTTCAACAATAGCTGGAGGTTCTTGTAATAGTGTTAGATGTTCATATTCATTCATAGGTGGTGGTAGCGGTAACATAGCGAGAGGTCAGTATTCGGGTATATTAGGTGGTAGTGGTAACACTGTTACAGGTAACTATTCATTCGCGATTGGTTGTGGATTAAATGCGACATCAGCGTGTACACTTTACACAAACAATATTATAACAGGAACTATATCTGCGACAACAATGTCTGCAACAACAATATCCGCAACAACAATATCATCAAGAGGTGGAAATGTAGTTACAAAAATTTCAAATGGAATTGATAGTTCCGGAAATACAATCACAGGTGCTTATCAATTAGTTCAATCTGTATTGATTCCTGCAAATACAATTACTGCCGGAGATGTTGTTCTATTTAAAGTCAGGTACCGTAAAATAGGTACAAACGCCGCGGCAAACTACAGAATAGTTGTTAATACAACTTTAAACTTAACTGGGGCTCAAATAGTTGCTCAATATAATAGTGGGGCAACAATTCTTTATAGTGAATTGTCAAGAACTGCCGCGGTTAAGGGAGCAGAAACGGAAGTGCTTAGTCCAGCAGTAACCAATACTCCAGATGATGTTAACATAAGTACTATTACAGCTACCAAATTAACTATTGACTGGACTGTTAATCAATTTATTATGTATAGTATACTTAATTCAAGTGCTTCAGATACAACAGTTGTATCATATTACTCAATAAGTGAAATTTAAAAATATGTTAGAAATTAATAAAATACCAAACGGATTAAATTTTAATAATCAAAACCATTATTTTACATTTGATATGTATCAAAATGGATATAATATAGATAGTGATAATTCTTGTGTGATTGAATTAGGAAATAGTTTATACTTTTTTCAAAATGGTGAATTTACTCTTGATGGACAAGTAACATCGTCGATTCAAGATTTTATTAGTCAAATTTATTCTTAATTATTGGTTTTCTATTTACCAAAAATATTCTTAAATTATTTTTTTAAAAAAAAATTAATTATGAATATAATTTTACAAATTAATGGTGGGTTAGGTAAATGTATTGTAGCCACCGCAATAACAGAAATAATTAAAAAAAAATATCCTAATTCTAAACTTATTGTTGTCTCAGGATATCCTGATGTTTTCTTAAATAATCCTTATGTTGACCGAGCGTTTAATTTTGGTGAACATTCTTATTTTTATTCTGATTATATTGAAGATAAAGAATTTAAACTTTTGGCTCATGACCCATATCTTGAGACTAACCATATTAATAAAACAGAACATTTAATTGAAACTTGGTGTAAATTATTTGATTTGGAATATAATGGGGAACTACCAAACATATATCTAACTGAAAGAGAGATTAATTTCTTTTCAAGAAAATATACAACTGATAAACCAATCATGGTTATTCAAACTAATGGAGGGGTTGAACAAAATTTAAAATATTCATGGGCTCGAGATATTCCGTCACATATCGTTGAAAATGTGATTGAAAAATTTAAATATGGTTATACTATTTTTCATTTAAAAAGAGAAGACCAAATGTCATTTTCTAATACAATCCCTGTAACTGATACTTTTAGGTCAATTGCCACTTTGATTGCTATAAGTGATAAAAGATTTTTCATGGATAGTTTTGGACAACATGTTGCAGGGGCTTTAAAGTTAGAATCAACAGTTTTGTGGGTTGTAAATTCACCAAAAGTTTTTGGATATGAGACAAATAAGAACATAACTTCTAAACCTTTCACAAAGAAAGCAGAATTAAAAATGTCGTATATTAATAAATTTAATATACAAGGGGAACCTTTGGAATTCCCATACAATAGTGAATTTGAAATGTTCGATATTGATGACGTAATAAATTCTTTGAGTAATAATGAATATACCAATACCAAATAAAATAGAAGTTAAATCATCCCCAATCCATGGGTTTGGTGTCTTTGCAACCGAAAAGATTTTAAAAAACGAGATAATTGAAACTTGTTATTCAATTTTCTTCAAAACCAATTTGGGTTATAATGATGATATATTATTAAAATATCGTTTCTCATATCCTTGTGGTTCGGCTCCAATAAAGTATGCAATACCCTTAGGATACGGATGTATCTATAATCATAGTGATGATAATAATGCGACATGGACGTGTGATTCAGACAATGGTATGTATTATTTCATTGCTGTAAGAGACATTGAACCAGGTGAAGAAATTTGTACATCATATGGAAAAAAAGAATATTGGGAATCAGTAAAAAAAATATATTAAAAATGGAAAAATTATTTTTTCAGAGTTCACTACCACGAGCAGGTAGTACTCTACTACAAAACATTTTAGCTCAAAATCCTAACATATACGCAACACCGACAAGTGGTGTTTTAGAATTAGTGTACGCAGCTAGAGCAAACTATAGTAATTCACCTGAATTTAAAGCTCAGGACCCTGAACTTATGAAAAATGGATTTTTATCTTTTTGTAGAGAAGGATTGAAAGGTTTTTATGAAGGTGTAACTGATAAAAAGTATGTGATTGATAAAAGTAGAGGATGGGGAGTCCATTATGGATTTTTACAACAAATTGTTGATAAACCAAAAGTTGTTTGTATGGTGAGAGACCTTAGAGATATCTATACCTCTATGGAAAAAAACTTTAGAAAAAATCAACACAAAGATTTTGGGATTGTAAATCATTCTGATTTAACAGGTACATCAACACCTAAAAGAATAGATATTTGGGCAAATTCCCAACCAGTTGGAATGGCAATTGAAAGACTTCAAGAAATTTTTAGACAGGGTATTAATGAAAATATTATGTTTGTTAAGTATGAAGATTTATGTTTGTATCCCGATTTAATCATGAGAAAAATTTATGAATATTTTGAAATACCTTATTTTGAACATGATTTTGAAAACATTGAACAAATAACAAAAGAAGATGATGAAGTGTATGGTATTTTTGGAGACCATAAGATAAAAAAGACTTTGGAGTTGTTACCGTCAGATTCACAAAAAATTTTAGGGCCGGATGTGTGTGATTGGATTTATAATAATTATGGGTGGTATAATGAAATTTTTAAGTACCCTAAAAATATATGATTAATTTATATATTAACAAAGTAATAGGAACGGTATTTATATTTGAATGAGTTGCTATATAACAATATCAAATATAACTGGAGGACCTCCATATGAAATTACAGTTTGTGACAATTATGGGAATAATTGTTTTTTAGCAGCGTACGAAACATCATATGTTCCCCCAACAATTTATGTTAATATCCCATCAGATTGGTCATTACTACCATTTGTTCAAGTGAGTGTCCAAAGTTCAGAAGGATGTGAACAATTACAATTTGTTCAAACAACCCCAACACCTACACCATCCCCTACATCAACACCTGTTGTACCAACACCAACACCAAGTATTACTGCAACTATAACTCCAAGTATTACACCTTCAAAATCTATTCCGATACCACCTTATTTTCAGGTTCAAAATATTAATGGTGCAAACCCTCAGTCAATAACTTTAAATGCTAAATTAAATAGTAAATTTATCGTAGATTTTGGAGATGGTTCGTCTCCAATAAATTATTCAATTACTAATCCTTCTTACACTGGCTCTACAAATTTAGTTGTTTTAAGTAAAAGTTATTTACCTTCAGATTATATTACAACAATATATGATTTAAGATATGGTTCACCTACTTTTCCAAATTCCGCTGACGGTTTAAGGGATATATATGTGGATAAAATATCTGAAATTTTTGTGAATGATTATACCTTTACCGCGTTTACTAGTTTAGACGGAATATATATTACTAATTCTACTGTCGATACTTTTAAATTTGCATTGACAAATGCCTTTGATGTTTTTACTTATCAATACAACTCGGCAACTACTTTTAATTTTGAAATATTAAATCCGACATCTATTACTCAGTTACAGAATGTTTTTTATCGTTATAATAATTTTACTTCGGCGACTATTAATTATTCGGGATATACTACAGCTTCACGACCTGCCAGAATAGATATTGTCGGGAATTTAAGTTTAACAAATCTTAACTTTGCTCCTCCCCAAACGGGTGGTGTTTTTTTTATATCTGAAAATGCTCAATTAAATGATATAAATTTTATAACACCATTAAGTTCGAGCACTACAGTTTCAAGAATTGACTTACACGCGAATCGTTTTACAGGGTGGACAACAAATTTCCCAACACAAGTTTCCAGAATTGATATGGAACAACAACAGGGTGGACTTAGTTTAGGGGTTAATTCATTTAAATATTTCTCACCTAATTTGTCAAATAATACTGGTTTAACACAATTGAATTTATATACCAATAGTTTAACTAGTATTACTGAAACTATATCAGGTTGCACATCATTAACCGATTTAAGAGTTGATAGAAACCAATTAAAGACCCTACCACCTATACTTCCAAATTCTATCACTGACCTAACCGCTAATAGTAATTATTTTACAGGGTATACTTCTAATTTCCCAACGTCCATGAATTACTTTAATATTAATAAAGGGACTGGGAACCCTTCATTACCTACTTGGAATGTTGAAATTACGGGAGCAACAAATTTACAAACATTTTTGGCTAACTCTGTTGGACTAACTGCGTGGACTAAAAATTTCCCAACCTCAATTGTGACTATAGATTTTAGTGAAAATAGTCTCACCTCATTCCTTAATTCAATTTCAGGAAACACAAGTTTAGTTACACTATCTCTTAATAATAATAATTTAATTTCAATCCCCCCAATTTTTCCTAACTCCATTCAAACATTAAGATTACAAAATAATGATTTAACGGGTTATACTAGTAATGTTCCAACATCTTTAGTGACCTTCTCAATTGAAAATCAATTTGTGATTGGTAACTATATACCTGAATGGACTCAAGAATTGACAGGTTCCACAAATTTGAATTCTTTTGATATAAGTAGAGTTGGACTAACTGGATGGACTAAGACTTTCCCATCTTCAATACGAACAATCGATTTTAATGGTAATAATCTTACTAATATTAATTTTGGATTAATGACAGGGGCGACTAATATTGATTTAGGTGGTAATTTGACTTTAAGTGCTGCGACTAATTTAAGTGCGGTTACAAATTTAGTAACTCTGTCCTTGGACTCAACTGACTTTAAAAATTCGTCAGATATTATACAAGGAAATTTTCCTAAAACTCTGAAAAATTTTGATATCAGTATTTCTACTAATTTATCAGGATGGACTAATTCTTTTTCGGCTCTTACAGGTTTTACTTATGGGTATTTTTTTAGGACAAATTTAAAAACTGCTGCGGTAGATTTCTTGTTAGAAGATTTTTATAAATTAGCAACCGCTAATACATTAACAAATAAAACTTTATTATTTACTGGAACGTCAATCCCACAACCTGAATCCCCGACAGGAGGTTTATCTAACCCATATTATTTGGCTCTAAAAAGTTCCCCATACAATTGGACAGTAACTGTTAAACCATAATGAATTTATTTTTCATAAAACTTAATTACAATTATTTATAATATAAAATGATGTTTGTACCACCATATAATTATTTAGTATCCAACTGTTGTGATGGTAATCAATATATCATCAATATGCCAAGTGGTGGACAACCCGGTGAAATGTGGTATATTGAATCGGTTGAGGGTGTTAATTTTTGTTTTATAATTGAAAATTTAATTGGACCATCCTCTTCAGGATATGATTATGGAGCAAATACTGCGAGTATAGTTTTAAATGCACCGGCAGTATGTGGTTCCGCACCGGGTTTTTGTTGTGCGGCTTCAACACCTACACCTACACCAACCAAGACTAAAACACCAACCCCTACACCTACTAAGACTAAAACACCAACTCCAACTAAAACTAAAACACCAACCCCGACTAAAACACCAACTCCAACAAAAAGCCCAGCGTTATCCCCAATGGCGACGTTGACTCCTACTCCTACCCGAACTCCTACTTTAACTACTACTCCTACAGTTACTCCTTCATTGTCGGTATCAAGGACTCCGTATCCTGAAGTGACATATAGCTCAAGACCATCAGGTAGAAATGAGTGTGATGTAATTACAATTTACCCAATGGAGGTACAATGTCAGGTAGTTCAAGAACCTTCAGGTATCGGGTATAGTGATGGAATTGTTTCGTTATTGATTACTGGAGGAACTGCCCCATATACCATACAATGGTCTAATGGGCAAACATCTCAAACATTAAATGGTATATCTTTTGGTTCATATATTGCAACTGTTACTGATTATTATAACGATTTTACAACAACAATTACTTGTGGATTTAATATACCAACACAAACCCCAACTTCATCTATTACTCCAACACCAAGTATTACAAGTACGGTTACTGTAACCCCTACGAAAACGCCAACACCTGGTCTATCTCCAACAATGACTCCAACCAATACCCCGACACCTTCAGTTAGTCCAAGTTTTGGAGCTCCATTGACCCCAACACCTTCAATAACTCCATCGATAAGTTCGGGATTTGTTTCTGATTTGTGTATGTCATTTACGTATTGTAAACAATCTTATACTATAACTTTTGTTCCAAATGGAACTTATAATTCGTATAATACTTGGATATCTCAAAATGGACAATATACAATAATATATAATGGAACTAATTGGTCGTTAACAGGATTACCTGTTTGTGGTAACTTAACACCATTAATCATTTCTAACGCTTCTCCATCATCTATCCCAACAACAGGATGGTCATTCTTGGGTGGAGGAAATAGTACTGGCGGAACTATAAGAGTTACTTTAGGTGATTGTGTTACTTCTCCATTATCTTTAAGTGTTAGTAAAACTGATTCTTGTACAAATAATGGTACAATATTAGCGACGGCTACAGGTGGATTGTCTCCGTATACGTATTCAATTAATAATATAACTTATCAAAATTCGCCATTATTTAATAATTTAGTTTCAGGAAATTACACATTATATGTTCAGGATAGTCTTGGTAACGTTGTGAATGTTGGAGTTACAATTTCACAATTATCTTCTCAGAATTATGTTGTGAATTTATATGCGGATGGATTACCATTCGGTAATTATTTGTCAACTAATTGGTCAGCTCAACCTGGGTCTTTATTTACTACACCAATTACAAATGGTAGAAATGGTATAATAACAATAAACCCGGCATTACCTAATGGTGTGTATATTGAGCTTGATATCGAGTATTCCGAAGCAATAACTCAAAGTCCGATATACCCAATTGAAACACACGTTACATGGGATACGACTGAAACAGTAGTTAATGGATTATTAACATTAGTACCAACTAATGGACCTACAACAAATAACATTGTAAATAACGGTTCGTGTGGGGGAGCATTTAGTGCGGTATCTACAGTGACAAATGTAAAGAATTACTCTTCAGTACAAATTTATAATACTACAAATATTGATTTATCATTATCTATCACTAGTCAATTTATAAGTCAAAATGTTGGTTCGTTGATTTGTAAAGAAAAATTCTCATACCTATTAAAATACACCATTAGAAATGTTAAAATCTACGGAGCTAGTTGTGCTACAGTAACAATTGGTAATAATAACTTTGGTGCAACTGCCAATTACGGAGTTCAGTTTTTCTAACATAAAATTTAGATTTGAATAATTATTATATATGGGTTATATATTACAAAACACATCAGGACTAATCTCAACTAGAATTACAGATGTTGGTAGAAGAAAGATTTCACAAGGAAATTTAAACATCCAATATTTCCAAATAGGTGATAGTGAAGTTTCTTACACTGGAGTTACTAACTCAGTATCAACAACTTCTAAAGTTTTGATGCCACCATATAACGCTCAAAATAATACTGGATACCCACAATCTACAAAAAATTATATTAAGTATCCGTACTATATGCAAGGTACTTCGGGTAATACCTACGGTATACCTTACATGGAATCTGAATATGTTTCAATCTATAACTCCGCAGAACCAAGAGGATTTTTTTCTGGAGATTCAAGTTGTTGGTATGTACAACCTTGTTCGGCGTATACTATTAACAGTACATTTGAAACTAATACTACATTACTTGACGGGGGAATATTAATATCTGGAGTTACAAATCCTTTAGCGTGTGATTCCACTGCAAACGGAACTATTGAAGTTGGTGATTTTGTTACAATTTTCTATAACCAATCAGACCTTTGTTCATGTTATCAATCTTGTTACCCAACTCTTACTTATAGAGTGACTTACTACGATTCAGGTACTAATTTAATAGGTTTGGACAGACCATGTATTAATTTTACGACTTTATCAACCACTGCGAATTCAAGAATAATGGTGTATCCTTCAGGGATGACTGAACTTTATGATACAATTACACCTGCAGGACATTGGAACGACGATGTTGTGAATTATGAATCTTTATGTTATACAGACCAAATTTCTTCACTTGTTTGGAACATGAATATAATATGGAGTCAGAGTATTGCAGGTCTTAATAACGCGGTTTATCAAGATTACAATTATTATACTTCAAAAGACTACATAGGTACAAAAGAATATTTAGGTTACATGAGTTCTTTAGGACAATCGGCAAGTACTGAAGTGTTCTATTTTAATTCATATGATGAACCGATTACGGTAACTCCTGAAGAACAAAAATCAATTGCTGTAATACATTTTACAAATCAAGCGATAAATAATTTTTATGGTGAAAAATTTGCAGTTGAAGAGTATGACCCAAATAACCCTGGAGAATCAGGACAAGCTAGAAATTTTAAATTCCATGTCCCAACTTTAATGTGGCATAAAAGTGATAATTGTTGTTTAGGTGAAACTTTTTATATTGACCCACCTGTAAATGGGGGAGGATTTATGGAACAGGGATTACTTTACTCAAGTAAAAATTCAGATATGAATAATCCTGGTATTAGATACTACACTCTTTGGGACAATTATTTAAATACTGGAGGTACACCAAGTAGAATTGGTAAAGTATTTCCTGATGACCAATTAGTTGTTATTGATGACGCTGAAATAATTTCGGCATTATCCTATAAATCAAATAGGAATTGGACTTTACCCGCTCCAAAAGTAACATTAGTTGCTCCTAACATATGTAATGGAGATATTACAAGTACAGGTGTTCTAAGTGGGGACGGGGAAACCTTATGGGTTTCATATGGTTTTTATAATAACGGGACGTTTACAAATTCTTTACATTGTCAATACTATCAAAAAATACAAGGACCAGCTAGTGGATGTACTAACTACGCTATGGATGTTTCATTAATATTTAACAATGAATTTGGATGTATGAATGTTGATGGGGTTACAGGATTCGTTGCGGAAGAGTTTTACGTTATTGCTCAGAAAGTTACAACAGGACAACACCCAAATCCAAATCTTTGGAGAGAAATTGATTTTACTAACCAACTAAGTGGATATACAATCGGTGGATATATTAATCCACAAGGGTTATATCAAAGTACGTTTACAATAACGTCTGATTTATATGATAATGCATCAATTCATAATATGGGTACTGTTTTATATATACCAACATTAGGTAGTAGTGGAGGTTTAAATTTTGGTGATGAATATTATTTTTACGGTAATATTGAAACTGATATACAAGCGACCATCTATGAAATGAAGTATAGGATTAATTTACCTTCAGGAATGTTTGTAAATAGTAGTAATCCATCTTGGAATAATTCATTAACTCCACATTTTAATGAAATCGGTCTTTACGATTCTGATAATGACCTTATTTTTATATCAAAAATGCAAAGACCTACTCAAAGAAGTGGTATACAGCAGATAATGATTAAATACGATTTTTAATGTCAAAAAAAGAACTTAAAAACAATCCTAAAATATTAGGGTTAGATGTGTCTACTAAAACAATAGGTTGGGCACTCTTTGATTTACAAACTAAAGAGTTATTAGAATTGACTCATATCTCTCCACAACCTAAACCTAAATCAGAAGACAAAATAGAAGAACTTCTTAAAAAATCTGACTTGTTTAAATTGAAATTAGACCAATATAAAAATTTAGGAATTGTTAAAGTTGTAATTGAAGAACCATTACTTAATTCAAATAATGTGTACACAATAGGAACTCTATTAAGATATAACACTTTAATAACTAAAGAAGTTTACGATGTGTTAGGAATTGTACCTGAATACATATCCACATATAACTCTAGAAAAAACGCATTTCCTGAATTGGTTAAAGAAAATGATAAAGGTAAATTTGTTTTGTTCGGAGGTTACCCTAAAGACATAGATAAAAAACAAGTCATATGGGAATTGGTTGCAAAACGTGAACCCCAAATAACTTGGTTATATACAAGAAACAATACATTAAAGAAAGAAAACTTTGATATGACAGATGCTTATACTGTGGTATTAAGTTATTTTAATTCTAAATAAAAAAAAACTAATAAAATTTAAGGGTCCTAATTGGACCCTTTTTTTATTTAATGTGTTGTGTAAACTACGATTTATTATGTCTATGAAGGACAGTTTGGTGTGTCAGTTATATTCGATGCTACCCCAAAATAGTTACCTGTGAATACAATATCTGCAGGATAGTTAGGGTTCCAACCTGGAATTACATTTATAAATGTTACTTTTTTACCTTGTGAAGGTGAAGTTGGTTGAGATGTAAATCCTTGACCTAAGTTAACATTCAATACTGGTTGAGATTGTATAACAATAATAGGACTTAATGGGTAACTTCTACAAACTCTGTATATGTAAGTATATAATTGTGAGGATGGTGTTGGGGTTGTTGTTTTAGTTGGAGTAGGTGTAACCGTATTAGATGGGGTCACTTGAGGACTAACACCTGGAGTACAGAAAACACAATTTAACAAATCTCCTGACTCTATTGAAGTTAACGTATGAGTAGGTGCTTGTGATACACTATCTAAATAAGTAACACAATAACTTATATTATTTATGAATACTGAAATTATACCACCTATTGGTATGTCTCCTAAACTTCCTGTTACATAAAATATTTGGTCAGAATTACAGTCAGACAATTTTTTAGAAATTGGACATAATAAATTTTGTTCAAACGAATTATAGGTAACAGAACCTGATAATGGTACGTTATATGGAATAGGACTAGTTGTCGGAGAAGGTGTTGGTGTTTGTGATACTGAAATAGTGAAAGTAGTAGCTGAAACATCTACTGATTTGCCATAACAATATTGAGTTGGTGTAACAGTTGGAGTTGGAGTTAATGTAGGTGTGGATGTGACGGTATTACTTGGAGTTAATCCTGGGTAAGTTGACCCACCAATTGAACAATCAAATAATGCTTCGAAATAAAAATCAGAACATGTGTTATCAGATGGTGAAGGTGTTGGTGTAATATAACCAGTATAAAGTATGTCATCACATAAATCAGGACAAATACTATAACAAGGACTTTTACCTTCAAGGATACAGGATTCTCCTAAATTTGTTGACAAACACCATCTGGTATTTGCTGAACTATAATATATAAAATATTCGTTAGAAGGATTCCAAAAATAAGCTTCACTGTTATATTCACCATATTGTAAATATACACCATCATATTGAGTATATAATGGGTCATTGGTGTATAATGTATACACTTGTTGAGGACAAATTGTGTATGTCGTTGGAGTAACCGTTGGAGTAACTGTTGGTGTTGATGTATTAGTTGCGGTTGGTGTTGGTGATTTAAAACTAATTCCTGTTTTAGTTGGTGTTGGAGTTGGTGTAAATGACGCTGTAACAGTTGGACTTTGAGATGTTGGTGTAACAGTTGCGGTTGGAGTTTTAGTTGAGGTTGGAGTTTTAGTTGGGGTCGCGGACCTTGGAGGTGTATTTGAAGGAGTGACTGATGGTGTAACTGATGGTGTAACAACGATTGGAGTCGTTGAAAATATTTTAGATGGAGATGATACTCCACCACTACTACAAATTGCCTCGGTATATACATAAACTGGACCTGTTACGTACCCTCCCATAACAATACTAGCGGGTGAACTACAGCCAACAGTACTTGGAGTATAACTAATTCCGTCAAATGAATAATAAACTGTTACTGATGTACAATTAACTCCTGCTCCTGACCAAAATACAAAAAACGCATTTGGTGGGGTATGTAGTACTACATTAGTTATTACAGGTGATATACAAACAGGTGAAGGTGTGACTGTTGATGTCTTAGTTGGAGTTACAGAAGCTTTAACAGGAAATGGAGTACTTGTTGCAGTTTTTGTTGGAGTGATAGTTGGTGTCGTAGTTGGAGACGCTCCAAATTTTGGGGTTGTTGATGGAGTTATTGAAGTAGTTGGACTTGGAGCGACTAATCCTGGAGTTCTTGTTGGGGTTGGGGTTTTAGTTTGAGTTGCGGTTTTAGTTGGTGTTGGACTACCGGGTATTGGAGCTGGTGCTGGTTCTGGATTATTTTCTAAGTCAGTTAGGGATATTGTATTACACGCAACTAATGATGCTGCGCCTGCATTAGCTACAGTTGACCCTTGAGGGGTTGTTGACCAACTACCTAAATTATATGTTAATTGTAAAATTGGCCCTGAACCGCGGTATAGATAAACATTACCCCCCTTCATAGCAATTCCGTATATGTCAGAATATCCAAAACTGCCTCCAGAGTTTGTATAACCACCAACTAATACCTCAACTTCAATATTACCTGTTGAACTATATTGTCTTATATAAAAAAATTCATCATCATTTGAGGGATTATATTGATATTCTGAAGTAATATATTTACCATTTGATAATATTAAAACGTCACCATTTAAAGTTGAATATAATCCGTTACCTAATGTGAATAATGTGGTAACAATTGGAACAGTTGGTATCAGGTTTGCCCGATATAAAACCCCATCAGATTCAAATACTACATTATTGTCGTCTATGGCGTCAAACCCTGCCCCTATAAAAAAACCGCTAGGTAAAGTTCTGGAGTCTACAAATTGTAAAGTTTGTTTATTATATCTTGAAATTACAAACGAAGCATAACCAAAAAAGTAATTTTGAGAAACCGCTAAATCAGCAGTTGGAGGAGTACCCCCAACACACGCACCAACTAAAGAGGTTGTCTCAGTTATTGGATTATTCAGGTAAATACTGCCTGCAAAATTAACATATATTGGACAAGTGTCAGTTCCTGAAGATGGTGTTACTGTTGGTGTTTTTGTTGGTGTTTTTGTTGGTGTCTTTGTTAAAGTTTTTGTTGGTGTCGGTGTTGGTGTTTTTGTTTTTGTTGGTGTTGGTGTTGGCGATGTACATATAATACTTTCAGATGATAAACAATTTGCGCAATCATTTGTTCCATATTTTGTTATTGTAGTTGAAGCAACTGTTGGAGGTCCATATAAAGGTAATGTCCCATTGAATACTGTTGAAAATGAAATAAGAACAAAACAACTTGTAATCTCAGTACCTAATGACAAGTTTTTGATTGACATATGTACCGTCATGCCGACTGTAGGGACCACACCTTGACCAACCCAGTTAACCCCTGTTACTTGATAATTAACACTTGAACAACATTCTTGTAGAATGTAGTATGCGTTTTTATTAACAGGTGTTGGTGTTAGTGTTGGTGTTACGGAAGGTGAAACTGGTGATGGTGGGGAAACAGGGTTATTAATTAAATATTGTAATGTTACAGTATTACAAGATGGACTGGATGAACCAGCGCCTGAAATATTTTGACCATTAGCTAAGTTAAATTGAAACGTGACTTGCCAAACAGTCCCACTATAAGTTAATCTATAAACAGAATAACCATTTATTAGATATAAGTTATTACCTTGAGTTGCAATACCTTCAACCTGAGTTAATCCCAAGTTTGTTAGGTTTATTGTATTTTGTAGTACTCCTGAACCATTATACTCATTTAAATACTTTACACCTGAGCCACTTGTCACAGACATTATGTATGTGTTTGAAGATGTCTTGATTAAATCACCAGTAATTGAATATCCTGCAGGTAATGAAAATAATAATGTATTACTTGCGGTCGAAGTACTTACGTTTAATGAGTAAATTGAATTACTTGAATTACAAATTAATACGTTTTCACTCACACTTGCTAAACCTCTACCAAGAGTAATCGTTGTCGATATTGTATTAATTAATTGTAAATTTGACTTGTTATATCGATATATTACATTTCCTAAATTGGATGTGTAAATATAACTTGTTGTTACCGCAATATCATTTGAAGTTAATGCCGGATTTAAAGTACCTAAAAGAGAATATGTATTTGCACTAGGATTGATTGTTGTAATCCTATCTGCATTTGCATCAATTAAATATATTGTACAATCAACATAACCTGGTGGTGGACTTGTTGATGGTGTTGGTGTTTGTGTGGGTGTTTTGGTTGGGGTCTTAGTTTGTGTTTTAGTAACTGTTGGAGTCTTAGTTTTTGTTGGGGTAACTGTTTTAGTTGGTGTTGGAGTTTTAGTTTTAGTTGGTGTTGGAGTTTTTGTTGGAGTTCTAGTTGGACTCGCAGCTGGACCTCCTGAATCTAAACAAATTGTAATTTCATCTTTACAAACAGCACAGCTAGCACAAGCATAATTAAAACTTGGACATGGTCCATAACCACCACTACCTACAAATCCAGTCCAAGTGTATGTTGAAAGAGATGGATTAGGTCCTGGAAGTGAGGATACAATTATTCCACAATCACCTGCTGGGAAACCTGTACTTACAATCGTATATACTTCACCTATTCCAACAGTTATAGTATCGCCTAAGTAATTAGTATAATCAGGAATACCGCTAGGGGCGTAAAGAACATACTGAGTTTGAGATACTCCTACGCAACATCTAACAATTTTATAATAACCTGGTAATAAAGCCATTAACTTACATTAAAATTATTAATTATCACACAACCATAGACATCAATTAATTTGATAATATAATTACTTTGAGTATCAAATGGTTGTGGTATTATAAAATTATATGGTAATTGAGAATCGGTAATTTGATTAATATAAATACAAGTTGTTTGTGAAGTATCACAAAGATATACATCATACGGAGTTGACCCCGTTATATTATTAACCGTAACTTGAACTGCCATAACTTTTAAATAAATATAGAAATAACAAAAAGTTTGTGTAGTTTGATTTAAATAACTTTTTTATTATATTTTATGGTATGGACGAAAATGAAGTATTGGTGGATATGATGAGAGACCTTTTTGGAAAAGAAAAACATTTCTATTCTTCAAAAGGTCAAATTTCATTTAATTGTCCTTATTGTGATGATGGAAAAAATAAAGGTAACTTAGAAATTAATATTAATGAACACGTATACAAATGTTGGGCGTGTTCTGAAACAAATGGAACTCATGGAGTGTTAGGTAAATTAATTGACATCTTTGGCACCAAAAGACAAAGAAAAATTTACGACATATTCAAACCTGAAGACCAAAAGGTAAAAGAAAAATTTATTCCAAAATTACAGTTACCTAAAGAATTTACATCATTCAAAGATATTAATCCATTACACATTCCACATAAAGAAGCGTTAAAGTATATAAAATCACGAGGTATAACCGACCAAATGATTGAAAAATATAATATTGGATTTGCAAGTGAGGGTGAATACATGGGAAGGGTTATTATCCCATCATACGATAAAGAAGGTGAATTAAATTACTTTGTTTCAAGAGCGTGGTTTAAAACCAAAAACAAATATAAAAACCCTGAGGCCCCAAAGGAAGTTATCATATTTAACGAAAAGTTAATTGATTGGGAAAAACCAATTTATCTATGTGAAGGTGTTTTTGATGGGTTCTTTGTTCCAAACCCTGTAATACTTTTAGGTAAGGTTTTAAGTGAAAAGTTATTTGAGACAATTTATGATAACGCAAAGTCGGATATTATTATTTGTTTGGACGCCGATGCTTGGAAAGATGCTCAAAAGTTATACAATCAATTAAATGGTGGAAAGTTAAGAGGTAGAGTTAAAGTTTTAAAACTACCAAAAGATTCAGATGTTGCCGAGTTACGAGGTAAGATTGATGATTATTATTATGAAATGAAATACTAATATGGATTTATATAAAATAAGAGATGAAATTTTAGAAATAATTTCACAAAAACAAAAAGAGATAGGGATTACGTTTGAGGAAGAATCACATAAATACACTATGTTAGATAATGAGGGTAATTTACGAAGTGATTGGCCATCAGTATCTAAGGTATTAAAAAAGTTTTATCCCGAGTTCCCAACTGACGAGGCTGCGGAAAAGAAATCAAAAGGTGACCCTATTGTTAAACAACAATTGATTGAAGAGTGGGCGGCTGCCGGTGACTACTCAACCAATATGGGAAGTAGAGTTCACTATATTTTAGAACAAGAATCTCATAAAGTTTTTAAAATAAATAAGGTCGTTAGAAAACCTGAGTTTAATTGTGATTTTACTCAAATACTGAAAGGGGATAGTATGGTTAGTGCTGGTAAAAAATTTTTAAAATTAATGGAGAATCGTAATGTGGTTCTCTTGGATACTGAAATTGTTCTAGGGTCAAATGAATTAGGCTACACAGGTCAACCTGACAAAGTGTGGTTAGTTATAAATAAGAAAGGTGATGAGTTTGGATTATTAATTACGGATTATAAAACAAACAAACCAAAAAACTTTGTTGCCAACAACTTTACAAAACCTATGTTTAGACCCTTTGAAAAATATTTAAACACTGCGTTAGGTCACTATTATGTTCAATTACCTTTATATGGTAAATTATTGTTAAAAATGTTAGAGGGGACAAAATATGAAAACATTAGGTTATATGGATGTATTGTTGTATTATTGCGTGAGGATTCAGAATATGAAGAATATCGTGTTCCGCAAGATGTAATTGATACCGTTCTTAATATGAACGTAAAAGATTATTTAAATTGACAATCAACTTAAAAAGTTATATATTTAAACACTATGATTAAACTAACATTTTACACAAAAAACAAACAAGTTACCGTTGATTTTGGTGAACTACATCACGAAAGTTACGAGAACGTACCAACAGTTCAGGTAAGAGAAGGATACTATGAAGTTATGAAACGAATTGATAATATTACGGTTCCTTCAGGTTACTCATCAATTCCTGTACTAAGAGTACCAATTAATAATACAATAATGTTTATAGAAGAATAATATGGAATTAGAAAAACCAAGAATTAATTTAAGAGAAATGAACTTTGTTAAATGTGACGAATGTGACTTTGACCAGTTCAAAGAAGTAACTTATTTAAAATTAGTGCCAAAACTAATGACAGGGTCACCTAATGACACAATCGTACCTTTCCCAACTTACGCTTGTTTAAAGTGTGGACATATTAATGAGGAATTAAATCCTTTCACACAAGATTCACCTAAACTTGACTTATGATAAAAAAAATAATTCATTTCAGTGATTTACACATTCGTTTATTTAAAGACCACGACTTGTATAAGAGAATTTTACAAGATGCCTTCAAACAGTGGAGAGATATTGCTCCTGACCGTATTGTCTTTACTGGAGATTTAGTCCATTCTAAAAATCAAATGACACCTGAGCTTGTTGAATTTATTGCTTGGGTATTGACAGAATGTTCAAAAATTACTAAGACAATTTTAATACCTGGTAACCATGACTTCCTTGAAAATAATATGGAAAGATTGGACGCCTTAACTCCAGTGGTAGATTCATTACAAAATGAAATGGTGGTCTATTATAAGAATAGAGGTGTGTACCCTGACCAAAATATTGATTGGTGTGTGTACTCACTTATGGACCATAATATTCCACCTGAGATTGAAAAATCAGACCGAGTTAAGATTGGATTGTTCCATGGTCCTGTACAAGGATTAACAACCAATTTAGGATTTAAATTTGAAGATGGATTTGAATCTTCAAAATTTGATGGATGTGATTTGGTATTTTGTGGTGACATCCATAAGAGACAAATCTTTGATATACCCGGTGGGAAGAAAGCTTATATGATTGGTTCAACCATTGTACAAAACTATGGTGAAACTATTACAAAACATGGGTATGGTATTTACGATGTTGAAAAGGATAAATATGTTACTGTTGACTTACATAACCCAAAACCATTTATTGCTTTTAGAATAAACTCATACGAAGATATTGAAAATGGAAAAGAAAAACTTGTTAACTATTGAGTTAAGTAAATTAGACTCTGAGGATATCAATTTATTTTGTAAATCAAATGAAATAGATGATATTAATGGATTTGTTACATTATGTTTGAGAAAGGGTTACTATATTGAAAAATATGGATTATTAAATCAAGGTAACCTACCTGATGTAATTGAGAGAGAATTTGAGAGAGAAATAAAAGTTGAAGACACCTCAAAGATTGAAGAACTTGAAAACCAAATTTATATACTCAAAGGTAAACTTGAAAACCAAAAAGAAATCGAGTGTTTAAAACTCCAAGAGACACTTATGGAACTTAATAGACAACTTGGAGATAAAAATGAAACAATAAAAGAATTAAGAAGTAAGGTTAGTGACCTTGAAAATTTGACAAAAACTTCTTATGCTTTTTATATGAAAAATTCAAACTTAACAAATAAATTATAATATTATGACAGCATTTATTGTATGGGCAATATTAGCCTACGGATTCAGCACAATAATGGTATATGGTACCATTTTTAAAGGAATGAGAAATTTCATAAAAGAATATGGAGAATCTGATTTGATTATGTCAGACACATTAAAATTCATATCTAGTATTTTATCATGTATGATGTGTTGTTCTACATGGATTGGGTTTTTCTTAGGTTTATTTATTTATTCTCCTACCCACGAATTATTCCAATTAAACTCATATTTCTCTTGGTTTTTTGACGGATTATTGGCTTCAGGGTCAGTATGGGGAATAAATGGATTTATTGAATGGTTCGAAGAAAATAGACCAAGTAAAATTAAATAACTAAAAACAAATATATATGCCAAAATCAAGATTAAGACCAAACCACAAACAGAAAGTTACGGCTTGGAAAATGAGAACCGAAAATGATAAACGACGCTATCAAAAATTGATGAATGAAGCGATGATGGAACAAATTGAAAAAATGAGGGCCGCTCAATCGGGTACCACTGAAAACAATGCACCTGTTCAGCAAACCGTTTAATTTAGAAAGAGTAAAGATGATTAAAGATTTGGATTTTGATAAGTTGGAGAACCCATATGTACAAGTCGTATGGGAGGACGCTCCTGAAAACTTCACACAAGAAAAGTTAAAGAATGTAAAACATTACTTTCAAAAGAAGTATAACACAACCAGTGTAAATGTTATTACAAAACTTAAAAAAAGTGAAGAAGTTCAGGATAATGTTGATGTATCATTCAATATTATGGATGAGAACTTCCAACATGAACTTATGAAATCCATTCTTGAATCTAAAGGACAAGTAAATCTTTATGAAGATATTCTAAAGATTGACTCAGCGGTTAACAACAAAATGATTGCTGAGCAAGAAGAGGTTGGGACATTTAAGAAGTGGTTTATTAAGAAAATTGAGTTTTCAAATTTTTTATCTTACGGTGAAAATCAAACCCTTAACTTTGAAAAGTTAGGGGGTATCACTGTAATTGAATCGGACCCACCTAACTTTGGAGGTAAAACTGTTCTATCAGTTGATTTATTGTTATTCTTATTCTTTAATACAACAACCAAGACAAACAAGGCTGAGGAAGTATTCAATAGGTACTCAGATAAAGATAAAGTATCTGTTCGTGGTGAGATTGTAATTGATGGTGAGGATTACATTATTGTTCGAGAACTTGAACGTAAAAAATCAAAGGCAGGTGAATGGAATGTTAAAACTGAATTAGATTTTTTTAAAAAATATCCTGATGGTTCATTAGTTAAGTTTACTGGAGAACAAAGACGAGAAACTGAAAACTTTATCAAAACATCTATTGGAAGTTATGATGATTTCTTAATGACTATCTTAACCACAGGTACTAACCTTGAAGATTTACTTGAGGCTAAACCAACGGCAAGAGGACAAGTTTTGTCAAGATTTTTAGGATTGGATTTCTTAAAAAGAAAAGAAGAAACAGGTAAAGAAATTTATTCGGTTTTTTCTAAGTCTATGATTTCAAATATCTACAACACTGAATCATTAAAAACTCAGAATGAGGAGTTAGTCATTACCAATGAGACTATTAAAAATACAATTAAGGAAAACCAAACTAAGATTGTTGATGTTAATGTACGTATTGATAAAGGTCAGGAGTATCGTGATAATTTATTAAAATCAAAAGTTGTTGTTGAAAAAGAACTTACTCTAATGAACCCTGACCAAACTCAAAAAGAGATTAATGGGTTTGAAAATCAGATTAAACAAAACATTTCATTGAGAGATTCAATTAAGATTGTTGAACCTTCAGAGTTTTATACTGAAAATGAACACGACAAGATTAAAGAAGAATACCAAAAGGCTTACAAGCAAAAAGTTGAGGTTGATACAAACATTTCAGGAATTGAAAAGTTAAAAAGTTCTGTGAGTGGTGGAATCAAATGTGAACACTGTGGTATTGAATTAATGAACGCGGCAATCACACAATCCAGAATTGCTGAACTTGATGGTTATATCAAGCATAAAACCGAAATACAGGGGTTAATACAGGAATTATCCGACAAAGAACAGGGGTTTGTTAAACTTAAAAAAGACTTTGATGAATACGAAAAAAACAAATTGGTCTATGAAAAATACCAAGCAACGATTGAAACTATCCAAATTAAAAGAGATACTTTGGAATCAAAACTTAATCGATACGGAGAGATGCAAGATGTTATTAAGTCAAATGAGCAAATCGAGAGCCAAATCATAAAGGCAAATTTAAGGTTGGAAGAATTGAAAAGAGAATTGGAACAGGTACAAAAAAGTATCTCCAATTCAGAGTTCCAAATTAAACAAAACGAGGAGAAAATTGATGGTAATTTAAAAACAATTGTTAAAATTGCCGAGGAACAAGAAAAAGAAATGAAATATAAGTTATACTTGGAATTGTTTGGTAAGAATGGTATCGCTAAGAGAATTATGAAGAGTATGATGCCACTTATCAATTCAGAGTTACAAAGATTACTTCAGGACTCTTGTTACTTCAGATTAGAAATCCGTATCAGTGAAAAGAATGAAGTTGAGTTTTGGATGATTGACAACAATACTCAAGTTGAAAAACTTATGACGACAGGTTCAGGATATGAAAAAACAATTGCTTCACTTGCTTTAAGAGCGGTTCTTGCCAAAGTATGTTCATTACCAAAACCGAACATTACAGTATTTGACGAGGTGTTTGGTAAGATTTCTAATGACAACCTTGAGATGGTTTATGAGTTCTTTATTAAGATTAAAGAATACTTTGAAAACATCTTGGTGATTACACACAACCCAATGATTTCAAATTGGGCGGATAATATAATCAAAATTTCAAAAACAGATAATATCTCCAAAGTTTCACAATAATTCTTTGGGGATATTGTTTTTTTCATCGTATATTTGTAGAAATAAAATTATGGAATATATACTTTTTGCTTTTGGGGATTACAAGGAAACTGAACCTCACATTAAATTAATAATTGATTGTGTTTCACAAATATCTAAAAAAGACGTAAGGTATCAATACGGAGATGCGGGAATAATAGTTAACTTTGAAACATCATTGGATACTGATGGAATCAGTAAATTTTTTGAAGAATCAATAACTAAATTGACCGCAATGTTTTTTGTTTTTCCTGTAAACGATAATATGATTCTTTCTATGGATGAAGATATTCATAGTCATTTATTTGGTGAAACTGACAAAAAGTCAGAAAGTCATGTTAAAAATTTTACAATCGATATGACTGACATACCTAAGTTTGGTGATAGTGATATGACTGATTCTATGGAAAAACTTTTTAGTATATTATTTAAACCACAAACAATACCTAACGAAGTACTTACTTTGGACCAATTATTGGACAAGATAAATGAGTCAGGTATTGACTCACTAACTGAAAACGAAATCAAATTATTAAATGAATACTCAAAATAAATTAAATATGATAAATAAACAATCTGTAATTCCAATTAATCAGGATGAAGTTAGTTACTACTTAAAAGACATCAGAAAAATTAAAGTAATGACTCCTGAAAGAGAGAGAGAGTTATCTAAATTAATGCAATCTGAAAATGTTTCTGAAAAACAAAAAGAGTCAATTAAGAAAGAAATTTTAGAAGGAAATTTACGTTTTGTCATTACAGTTGCAAAACAATATCAAAACCAAGGGGTTGATTTTCCTGACTTGGTTGCTGAGGGTAATATTGGATTGATGAAAGCTTTAAATAACTTTGATTGGTCTAAAAATTTAAGATTTATTTCTTACGCGGTTTGGTGGGTTAGACAATCAATTTTACAGTCTTTAAATGAGCATTCGAGAACTATTCGTATACCTGTAAACGTTGTTCAAGACTTGCACAAAGAAAAGAAAAGAGTTGAAAAAACAGATGGTAGAATGGAAGATAGGTTTGCGAACTTACCATATACGATTAACTTAGAAACTCAAATTAATGAAGAAGGTGACACCTTAATTGATTTAATTGAAAATAAAAATTCTATGAGACCTGATGAAGTATTTAATACTTCACAACAATTAAAAGATGGTTTGATAAACATATTAAACATCTTAGATGAGAGAGAAAAACAGATTGTTGAGGATTATTACGGGATTTCAGGTACCCCTAGAACATTAGAGGATATTGGTTCAGATTTTAATTTAACTAAAGAAAGAGTTAGACAGATTAAAGAAAAAGCTCTACGTAAGTTACGTAATGAAAGTTCATCGTTGTTCGATTATATCTGATGAAGTATTTATTGTTTATTATTTATATTTAAATTTAAAAAAAAAAGTTATGGACAAAATTAAAAATTATCTTCCGATTGCGACTTTTGTTTTAGTATTCTTTATTTTCATTAAAGGATGTGGAACAGGAAGTCAAGTTAAAACAACACAAAAAGATGTTCAAGTTTTAAAAACTAAAGTAGACTCGTTATCAAATATTTTGATAACACAAGATGAGATGGTTAAGTTAATTAAAGAGACTCCAAATTGGAAAACTTTAGAAATTGAAGAACTATCTGACAAAAACCATATGCCAATAAATCATTATAAGAATGAGTTAGAAAAATGAAAAATTGGTTAACTAAAAATCTAAAAAACATTATCGTAACTGCTTTTGTTGTACCGATTTTACTTGTTGCCTTTGTTTCTATTTCCCACGTAACTTCTTTTTATGGGTTATCGAATCCATTTACTTGGGCAATTTATTTGTCTGTTGGTATCGAAATTGCTGCGTTATCTGCACTTGCTGCAGTGTCTGTTAATATGGGTAGGTTTGTTTACCTACCTTTTTTCATTGTAACTCTAATCCAAATGTTGGGTAATATATTTTTCTCATTCACTTACATTGATGAGACGGGTCAATCATTTAAAGATTGGATTGATATGACTGGAGGTTTGTTTGAGACTATGGGGGTTGAAAGGAATGATTTAAATTCACATAAAACAATTTTATCTTTTTTAACTGGAGGATTATTACCAATCATATCTTTAACTTTTGCTCATATGTTGGTTAAATTTAGTGAGAAAAATCAGTCAGTAGTTGAAGAAACTAATGATAAAGTAGAGATAACAACTGAGGATGCTCGTAAGATAATGGAGGAAAAAATTAAACAGGAAGAAGAAATAAGATATAAACCAACAGAAGAGGACTTACAAAAATTAGAAAAGGTTATTAATGTTATTCAACACGAACCTGAAGAAGTACCCACAGAACCTATTAGACCATCTGAAGAGGATTTAGATAAGTTACAAGATTTATTGAACCAAAAATATATGGGACATATTGAAAATTCTACAGATACTGAAGATACCGAAACAATTTTGAATCAAGATGTAAATCAAGATATTACTTTGGATGAAAATACAATAAACGATTCATTGAATCAACCAAGGTCATTGAGATATGTCAATCAAAGAATTTACGGTAGATAAGTATGGTACTTTCAAATCTGTAGGTACCCACGATAAAAAGAACATAATACTCTGTTCAACTAACCGAGATGTTACAAATTATTTAATTAGTTTAAAATATCGGTATTTAAAAGAGTATTCTAAAATTCCTCACTATATAATTACTAAAACCGGCACAGTGTTACAACTATTGAATAACACTGATGTCGGTTATTTTTTTCAAAATACTGATATTGATAACGAGAGTATTGTTATCTGTTTAGAAAATTTAGGATGGTTTGAAAAAGAAGTTCAAAATAATGGGTTCAAAGACTGCTTTGGTAATATTTATAAAGAAGTAGAAGTTTTTGAAAAAAAATGGAGAGATAAGATTTATTGGGATGTTTTTACTGAACAACAAAAGAATGTAATTTACCCATTATTGGAAAAAATTTGTACTGAAAATAACATAAAAAAAAGATTTATTGGACATAATACAAAGGTAAAGGGGTTCAATAAGTTTGAAGGTGTTCTGATACGAAGTAATATTAGTCAGAGATACTTGGACTTAAACCCGTCTTTTGATTGTGAATACTTGACAAAAAAATTTGATAATGATGAATTCATATAATGACATTAAAGACCATTTAGCTAAAGTAAGATTGGCTCTTAGCTCTAATCAAAAAAACATTAAAGAAAATGAGGACATTAAAAATCTTTATCTCATTAATGAAGATTTTGAAGCGACTGGAAATATCACTAAAAAATATGATTTGGCAAAAACTATTGAGGATGAAATTGACGTAGATGTTGATAGAGAAATTCCAAAAGATGAGTATGACCAAGCTTATAGAATATCTGGAGGGGTACTAATCATTCACGGAAATAAAAAGTCTGATACCGAACTTACTAGTGAAGAAAAAACAGTTTTTCAAGAAACAATGGATGAATTTGTAAGTGAAGTTTCCGATTTAACAAATTTTGGTCCATTACAAATATATTCAAATAATGTTGAGTGGACAGGTAAAATTGTTGATTTTGATATGACATTTAAATTTAGAATAGGTGAAAGTAACGGATTGTATATTACAGGTGACACATTACAGGTTGATGATAACTTTTTAAATACAATCACAAAATTACAAAATTATTACGAGAAATTTAAATCTAAGTGGGCTAAAGTGATGGCATCAAGAAAAAAGACAAGTGTAAAAAAGTAACTAATTATGGCTCTATCTCAAAGTGAAAAAAAAGAAATTGAAACTCTTGTAAAAAAAGAGATTAAAGACTTTTTAAATTCAAACACTCTTAGGCAGTTTGAAGATAAAATGTTAGATATGGTCGCTAAAGATTTAAAAAGAGGAAAACTAGAATCTGAGACCAAAGAAATTGTAATAAAAATGTTCAAAGAGTTTTACCAATTGATGTGGACACAAAGGTCAATGTGGGAACCAAGATTAAGAAGTGCTTAAAAAAATGGAAAACAAAATCTCAAGTAATTTTAAAAGTGAGTTAATCAAACAATTTGCTGCGGCTTCTGCCCAAAATCCAGATATGAACTCAATTGACGGTGTTAAAACTAAATCTGAATTCATCAGTTCAATAAAAGAGAAGAAAGGTGAAACTAATGAAAAATGGTCTGAAAAGTACAAAAAAAGCATAGACTGTAATAACCCAAAAGGTTTTAGTCAAAGAGCTCATTGTCAGGGTAAAAAAAAGAAAATTGAAAATAAAGAAGCCACTTCGGCAGGTGGAGCAGGTGGATTTGAAACTCCATTATTTGGTAAAATAAAAGAAAATATTACTGAAGCGGAAAGGACCATCATGGCTAAATTAAGAGACTTGGCTAAAAAGTACGCTAAAGAAAAAAATGAGTCACCATCAAAAGAACAAATAGAAAAAATTTATCAAGATTTAAAAAAACAATTTAACAAAGGTGTTAGTGTTGAAAAAGAACATAAATCTGCGGACCCTAAACTTATTACTTTAGACCACTTATCTGAGGACCCAAAGTATTATGATAAGTTAGAAAAGGTTGAAGCTAAGGAAGCGACGGGGTCAGGTTCAGCAGGTTCATACGAATCCCCATCATTTTTGGCGAAATCTATGAGTCCAAAAAAATGGAGAGGTAAAAGTAAGACACAGATTCCTGGAGGTAAATTTGTTGAGGTTAAAAAAAAATGTAAGAAGTTTCCTTACTGTAACCAAGGAGATATTAATGCGCTTACTTTAACTGAAAATAGTACAATAAAAAATATTATTAAAAAATTGGCAAAAGAATTTGGAGTTAATGAGTCAATTATAAAAAAAATTATAATTAGAGAATACTCTAAAAACTAAAAAGACAATTATTGTTGTATTTATATAGTATGAACAAAAAAACTATCACAGATAAAATTTTGAATGAGTCAATTAATGACAAAATTAATGAATTGACATCAAGACTTGAGGAAAAAATTAATATTTTGGAAGTTGATGCATATGATTTAGAATATGAACAAACATATGATTTTGATAGTGTTAACGGAAAACCAAAAAGAGTAATTTTCAAAGGTAGGGGTAGAAAAGGTAGGAGTGATTCTGAAACTCAAACTTATCATTTTGAGGATGAAAAAGGTAATGATATAATGTTATCAAAAAAAGGAGTGTTGAATAAAATTAAAAATGTAGATAAAGAAATGAAAAAAGAAAATGAAGAGTTTACCGAGGGTAACGCTTTCACAAAAAAATTGAAAGATACCAAAAAAGGTGGTGAATTTAAAATTGGAAATAAAACTTATATTGACAAATCAGAATTAGAAGAAAAACTATATGGTGGTCAAAAAAAGTTAGATAAAAATAATAACAATAAGATTGATTCTGAAGATTTTAAAATGTTAAGAAAACATAATAAATCTGAAATTGAAGAGTTGGGTGGTATGGATGACGTACACCCAAGATTTGGAAAGAGAAATTTTGGAAAAATGAGTTATGATGAGATAATGGGTCTTTTAACTCAAAAATTGGAAGATGATGAAGATGAAAGTGGGACCAAAAACTATGATACAAATCGTTTGGAAGAGGCTAAAAAATTTATTCAGAAAGCAGTAAATAAAATGGAGAAGAAAGGTACCTCAGGTAAGTTTGCTTCTTGGTGTAAGAAGAATGACTTAGCATCTGAGGATGGTGAAGTTACTCAAAAATGTATAAATAAGGCAATGAAATCGGATGATTCCAAAGTTGTTAAAATGGCAAACTTTGCTAAAAATATTGGAGGGTTTAAAGGCGCAAAACATGAGTCAATTATGTATAAATTAGCATTGACTGAAAACACAACAATGGATTTAACTGAAGATGAGTTGATTGATATGATTGAGGAATTAGTTATCGAAGCTAAGGAAAATGAAAAGTATTCAGGAAAGGCCAAAGGTATGGTTGAATATGAAAGAGTCTTTAAGTTGAATAAAAAAGAAAACTCAGACGCTATGAAGGCGGTTGAGAAAAAAATGAAAGATTATCTAAAAGACGGTTCAAAGGGGGATTATTCAATGAATCCTAAACATTTCCCAAAAGGTAATGGTGAGTTGAGTAAAATGGATAAAAAGGCTTATACCCCAAGTAAAGATGTTGAAGATTACGTTGATGATTATGCGTACCCTGGAATGACAAATTTAAACTATGATGAAATCAAACCTAATGATGAATGGGTTGAGGCCAACATTAAAGGAAGTGCTAAAACAGGTAACTCTGATGAATATGCAAATGCTGTTAAGACAGAAGTTGGTGAAAAGATGGTTAAAAATTATAAGAAAAATGCGTGGGGTAAACAACAAAAAAATGCGTCTTATAAGAGACAATCACAACCTGTGGATTATGCCGGTGAGAACACACCTAAAAAAACTTCATTAGATAAGTTGAGTGAAAACTTTGAAGTTGAAAGTAATAAATTAATTATTGAAGAATTTGAAAAAATTCAACATTTGATGAGTTACAACAAAAAGACTCAATAATATACACGATTTATTAAATCTTATTATATTCTCCATAGTATCCCTATGGAGAATTTTTTTAACTACATATCAAAACCAGTTACTGAAGACGAGTTTAGTCTTTGGTATGAATCTAATAATATAATTTTTGAAAGGCTCGAAGTCTATCAGGATTTTGTTGTTTCATTAGTCCTTATGATTATGGATACGTACTTAGGGGACGATGGGGACGAAAACACGGAAACTAAAATTAGATTAACTAAAGATGAAAAAGACGACCATTTTGAATGGTGTTGGAATAAAGTGGTTAATAACTTCTCAAAGGAGAATATTCTAATAGAACAAGATGGGGAACATAAGACATTTCTTAAAGACTTCATATTTGAAATTTATTATGAGCAAAAAAATAAGTACATCAAAGATTCAATGATTAAATTTTTTCAAGATGTATTTAAACTTGGAACGGTAATAACTAAATCTGACTTGGATTTAATAACAACAATTTATAAAACATTTAATCGAAGTACTAAATTTAGATTTACATAAATAAAAAAAATAGTATTTTTTTAAAAAAATAAACTTATGGAAACAACTATTGAAAAAATCAAAGCTTTAACAGAGTCTCTTTCAGGTGATGTCACTAAATTCAATAACGGGAATAACAGTGCTGGGACTAGAGCTAGAAAAACATCACAAGAATTAAAATCATTATTACAAACTTTAAGAGGTGAAATTCTTGAAAAAAGAAAAGAAGAAAAATAATAATGGATTTTAGTATTTTGTATAAGTTCTTTTGGGTATTTTCACTCTTGTATAGTGGAACGTTTTTGATTAGATTTATATTCTCAATTTTTAAAACTGTTCCTGAAAAAATACAAGTGAGTTATTGGGAAAGAATTTTTCTGTACATTAATATTTCTTACTTTATAACTTATTTAATAAAATGAAAATGTTTGATTACCTAAAAAAAATTGGCCCTTATTTCTTTCAGTTAAGAAAACTTGAAGACTATTTGGTCTTTGATGTTTTATTTCCTAGTACTTGGAAATTACCCAAAAGATTTGTACAAGAAGATAAATTTTTAAATAATGGTGAAACCGAAGATGGTAATTTATCATTATCCTTCATTAGTGATTTTACTGAAGAAGGGGTTGATTTGATATACCAAAATATAATCGGTATCATTAACTTCAATCTTGAAAGAGAGGAAAAAGAAAGATTACTTGATGAAAAAATTGGTGAGTTAAAAAAATTATTTGATTCACAAAAATTAGAAAACTTAAAAGAATTAAAGTTTGATATTAATCAATTAAAAGATGCGGTAAATGAAAAGACAAAATCTGGAAACAGAGTTAAACCTACTTCAGAAATCACAACAGAAGAATGAGTTGGAAATTGAGGACTATAAAAATAGTCTAATCAATGAAATAAAATCTTTTAAAAAAGAAGATTTAGTTAAATCAAAAAAACTTACACTATGGCAGAGAATCAAGATAATATTGGGTTTGTAGAAAAATTGGCTCTTATTGCTGATGCTTGTGAAAGTTTAATACCCGTACAAACCAATATATTATTTGAGTTAAATGATGAGAATTATAAGAAGGTATGTGAACAAGTTGGGTTTAGTAAAGAAAACTCTGAATTAAAAGTTGATATTGGAATGACATCATTTATTTTTATTCGCGAGGGTGAGTTGTAGTTTTACGGTATAACATCTTTTTGTTAAAACCATAGTCCTCTAATAACTTATAAAGGTACTTTCTTTGTTCAATTGAAAAATCAACAGAAATCAAATACGGTTTCTGTTTTTCGTTTGACAGTATATCAATTATCCTTTCACTATCTTCTTCGTTTTTTAATGAAAACAATTCAATTAAATCATTATTTTGAGTAATAATTTTATTATTCAACTTTGAAATTAAAGTTAGTTCTTTTTTATTAATGATTGAATTATAAAATTCGTCATAAGATATTTTTTTATTTTTTTTAATATCAAATAAAAAATCTTCACTTAGATAGTCATTTAATTTTATAATTTCAAAACCTGAAGATGTTATAGATACATTTCTACCAAATTTATCGGTAAAGAAAAATTTACTATTTGAATTTAATTCTTCAAAAATTAAACCAATCATATAAGAACACCGTTTACCATTCTCAAACTCTTTATTAAATTTAACAAGTGAGTTTTTATTTAATAAATCATTATAGTAAGATAGTGCTCGTTGTTTTGTTACAAAACTTTTGACAACTTTCTTTTTTTTATTATTTTTAAAAACGACTACTTTGAATTTTTGTTGATTCATATGTAAAAAATAAATATTAATTTAAAATTTTGAATATAATATGGAGAATTATTATAGTGCTTTAGGGGTGTCAGAAAATGCGACACAGGAAGAAATAAAAAAAGCGTACAAAAAACTTGCTGTACAACATCATCCTGATAAAGGAGGTAATGAGGAAACGTTTAAAAAAATTTCAGAAGCGTACGACACTTTAGGAAACCCGGAAAAAAAACAACAATATGATTTACAGAAAAATAATCAATTTGGTGGTGGAGATGGGTTTGACCCATTTAGTATGTTCTCAAACATGTTTAATAACATGGGAGGTGGACAAAGAAAGAATCCAGATAAAGTTGTTAATTTAAAAGTTGGTGTTTTTGAGGCTTATAGAGGGGGAAGAAAATCTGTATCATACATGAGAAATGACAAGTGTGATGTTTGTTATGGTACAGGTGGAGATAAAGAGACTTGTAAACCATGTCAAGGACATGGGTACTTCACTCAGAGAGTAGGGAATGGATTTTTTCAAACAATTCAAAGAAGTACATGCCAGGCTTGTAATGGGAAAGGGTTTAGATATACTAAAGCGTGTTATTCATGTAATGGTAGTACAAACATGGTAAAAATGCAAAACATCGATATTGAATTACCTAGAGGTGTTGATGATGGTACATTCTTCAAATCACATGGAGGTGGAGATTATTTAAATGGTTCTTATGGTGATTTATTATTTAAAGTTGAAGTTGTTTCTGAAAATAATTTTGATAAAGTAGGTGCTGATTTAGTATATAATTATGACTTTACTGTTGATAGTCTTAATGATGAAAAAATAAATATACCTCATCCTGACGGGAGTTTACAAATTGATTTCCCAAATGACTTGGAAACAAAAAAACCTTTACGTGTTAAAGGTAAAGGTTTTTACAGAGACGGAAGTGATTTGTACGTAAAATTTAATTTCAAACACAAGAAGTTAAAAGAATGTTAAAATCCACTTTGTACATTCAATACAACCCCATATAAACATGGTTAAACTGAATAGTTGAAACATTAATAACCATGGTTTAAAATCATTGATTTTTGCACATGCCTTACATTTTGGTGTATTTTCTATCATAATTTAATATTTTATTTGTTATTTTAAATAATAATGATATTTATTTATAAATAAATACAATGGCATCAATAAGCGCAAATACTGAATATTTAATTTGTATCGAGTGTTCTGGTACGACTGTCTCAACAAGAACAACACCACATCCAACCTATTCTGATTTAACAGGGGGAACTGTGACACAATTAAATGCGGTGTTGATTGGTGGAAGAAACGGACTTAATTCTTAGATTCTGGAACTACAAGATACATCCAAGCGTAATCGTTATATTCTATTATTATAAATAACACTCCTGTAATTTCAGAAGGTCCCATATAGAAGTTACAACTATTCCCATTAGAATCTTGCATTCGGTATTGAGCAACATTATTTTGTTCTGCAAGTTTACCAACAACATAATAATCTTGTTGAGATTTACTGAAAATAGTAACTTTGGAATCCGTAAGTTTAATTAGAATGTCACAATCATTTATTGTTCCGTTCCATACAATTTCATTTGTACTAAAGTCACGGTAACCAATATTAAATGTTCGGGCTCTCGCGTACTCAATGTCTTGAGAAAAAGAAATGATTGATGTGAATAAGAAAAGAATTGATAAGATAAAGTTTTTCATTTGTTTTTATTTTCTACAAATGTAAGAATAATATTTTGATTACCAAAGATAAATAAATCTAATGTTGGTTATTTACGTTTAATTTTAACGTATCTGTACCACAATCTTTCATGAAGAAAATAAATTACAGGTTTAAGAAGTAACTCACCAATACCTAATAAAGAAGACATTTCTAATGATACTCCACAGGAAAGTGCAACCAATACTGTAGTTAAGGTACCAAGTAATCTATAAGAAATAGTTTTTAAAATATGACGAAGAATAACAGTTTCTTCCTTTACTGTTTTAACATAAGCAATGTTATCGACCACATTACAATGACCTTCACAACTGATGTGCCATTTATAATCATTTAATTCAGGCATCCAATCCTTTGTTGTGAAAGTATGACCATCAATGATAATGTCAGAAACTAATATTTCATTACCATCTTCAATTAATCTCCATCTATCATTTTCAGATGTTGATACGGTATTAAATCTGATTTGAAATTTTTTGATTTTGTTTTTCATAGTTTTCCTTGAGCTCTTAATTCTTCTCTTATCTTTGTTGCTGAAATATCGTGTATTTCTTGTGGTGGAATTCTTTCAATGATATTATAACCAACACCTCGTCCAAATTCAATAGAACAAATATCAGGAATAACCATAACTTTTATCTTGTTACCCATATCAGAATAATGTTCTTCAATATTTTTTTTAACTTCTTCGGCACTATATGGATTTTTTTCATCAGGTTGAATATCTCTGATACAAATTAAAACGTTTTTACCTTCATCTAAAGCCTGTTGAAATAAAGATTGATGACCTTTATGTAAAGGTTGCCATCTACCAACAAACATTGCATATTGACCATCTTTTGCAGGTAGTGATGATTCTACGTGAATTTTTTTATCCCAAGTACTCATTTTTTGTTGAAAGGTATTAAATGAAGACATTCATCTATTGTTTTATTTGTGGTATCAATATCTATAAAGTTTTCAGTAGGTTGTTCATACTCTTTAACAAAGTTTTGTTCTCTACCTCTAATTTCACTTGTATGAACATAGATTTCAACAACCTTATTTGTTTTCTTTAATGAGTCCCTCATTTCTTTGTAAGGAGCCACAACAGAAATTACAACTGTAAATCCCTTGTGGTCTAAAAAACGAGCCAAATCAACAACAGATTGGATATTCTTAATTCTACCTTCAGGTGAATAATCAAAGTTTTGAAATAACTCCCTCAAACCATCTCCATCAACATTAATACAATTATCTGAACACTTTTCAATTAATGCATTTGCCAATGTTGTTTTTCCAGCACCTGGCTGACCTGTAAACCAATAAATCATATATTATTTTTTAAAAAAATAATATATTAATTGTCTTGGTAAATAGAAAAATATATTAATCAGTTTTTGATATTTGAAATTACCAACAAGTAATTATAACTAATCCGTCACCTCCTCTTCCACCGGAGCCACCTGTAATTCCGGCACCACCACCTCCTCCACCACAACCTCGACCTGCATTCCCTCCTCTTCCACCTGATTGACCTGCAGTATTATTACTACCACCACCTGTTCCTCCTAATGAAATAAATGGTTTTAAAAGGAGTTGTCCGTCAATTCCGTTACCACCACCTGCAGTACCCCCTGAAACGCTAGGGACAAATCCTGCACCAATGATACCACCTCCTACTCCGGTGGTATTACCTGTGGTTATTCCTGCCCCACCTCTACCTTCGCCAAGTATAGATGAACCTGTTCCATATATACCGTTTAAAGCGGTCCCTGATGCATTACCATTACCACCTGAAACTCCATCTCTTGTTGTTAGTATACCTAAAGACCCAATAGTGTAATTGCGTGTTGTTAAAGACCCTCCTCCTCCTCCAAATCCGCCATTTCCTCCTACGGAGCCAGTTCCAGGTTGACCACCACCTGCACCATTAGCAGATATCACTCTTGTTGATACTGTACCTGATAAAGTATTATTTAGTCGTAATATCGTATCAATAAATGTGGTACCACCAGCGTTACCAATTCCATTTGCGGCCCCACCGGAACCACCTGAACCAATATTGATAAATAATGCATCTCCAACATATTGTCTTTGAATCATTATTCTTGATACTTCAGATGTTCCACCTCCACCTCCACCTCCACCTTGTACTCCTGAGGCTCTTGTAAAACCACCTCCACCTCCACCTCCACCACCTATTGCAATAATCAACAATGAACTGACACCTATAGGTATATTATATTGACCACTTGCATAAAATATTTGTGTTCTTTGACTATTGTCGGCTAAACCGTATATAAAATCCATAATTAATTATTTTTACCAACATTGTATTATTACCAAACCATCACCACCTCTACCTCCTACTCCTCCAACACCTGTTGGGGACGTTCCGGCTCCACCACCACCACCTCCAGAACCTATTGCACCATTACCACCTCTTCCACCAGAATTTGGAGTATTTCCTCCACCTCCACCACCGCTTCCACCTAAAGAGTAAAATGGTGTAATGGAAAATAGTCCGGCATTTCCATTTATTAATGAACCAAAAGTTCCGCCTGCAACTGTTGGTACAAATCCTGAACCTACTACTGGAGCTCCAAGTGTCGGACTAGTAGTTCCTCCAAACATTCCTCCACCACCTCCACCACCACTAACTGGTAAACCTAATATACCATAAGCAACTCCTGGAGTCGCGTTTGTAAAAGAACCATTACCACCTAATTGCCCTGAAGCTATAGACCAAAGACCTAATTGTGAATATATTGAGTTAGCCACCGACGCTGCAACACCACCCGCCCCACCATTTGCTCCAACAGCACCTGTTCCGCCTGAAGCCACCAAAAGAAATGTTTGAATAACTTGATTATTTGGTCCTTGCATGTCGACATATGTATTACCTCCGTTACCACCTGAACCACCACCTGAAGCCCCACCTGAACCACCAACACCAATATTAATTACAAGTGTATCTGTTATACATATTGTTGGAATAATTATTCTTGTTAGAGCACCTGAACCTCCACCTCCACCTCCTGACCTTCCGTTAGCCGAAGTGTTAGTTGCACCTCCCGCTCCACCACCTCCCGCACCTATTGCCATTATTGATATCATATTAATACCTTGTGGTATTGTCCACGAAGTTGAATTATAAAATACGTTTGTTTTGTAATTTGTGTCAGCTAAATTATATACGTAACTCATATAAAAAAATTATTACCAGCAAGTTATTATGACCATACTTCGTCCTCCATTTCCTCCGGCTCCGCCTGTTAGTCCCGCACCTCCACCACCGCCTCCAGAACCTATTTCACCATCACCACCTTTAAACCCAGTAAGTCCAAAATTAGCGTTTCCACCACCTCCACCTAATGAATAAAAGGGGCTCATATTAAAACGACCATTAGTTCCAGCTAATACTGTAGGAACATTACCTGAACCAAGTATATTACTTCCAGCACCATTTACGTTTGCTGCACTTTTACCGCCACCACCTCCACCTTCTGTAAGTGGAATACCTTCAAATCCGTTGTATACAGTATTAGAAGCACTTCCAGTACTACCTCCGAATTGACCTCGAATACCATTTGACGTTGAAAAGTTTCCTAATGTTGAATAAAGGGAAGTGGCCGCTCCACCCCCATTACCTCCAGTTCTGTTTGCAAGTCCTGGCGAACCTCCTATTATAGATATTAACTGAGTTTGTGTAACACCCGTAGAACCTCTCGCACATATAACATAAGTGGGTCCCCCACTATTACCATTACTTGCGGCAGCACCTCCAAGACCTCCACTCCCACATATAACTGTAAGCTCATCGGTTATAAAGATTGAAGGGATTACTAATCTTGCAGGTGCTGACGAACCTCCACCACCACCTCCATTCGCAGCAACTCCATTACTTGCGGAACCTCCTCCAGCCCCTCCTCCTCCAGCACCAATTGCGGTAATCTGTACCATACTGATACCTCTTGGTTTAACCCAATAATATATTGTCACATCAACGCTGGTACCAATACCCCCATAAAATATTTGGGTACGGTCAGAATTATTTGGTAAATTATATAAATCTAAACTCATATTTTATTCAGCCCAAGATGGTGTTTCAACAGAGATACACTCGTATCCACATTCATTAAGTATTAATACATTACCGTCTAAATCGGTAAGTACTGGTTCCCCATTTCCTGTTATTAAATAACCATATTCAACAGGTGAACCAATAGTAAATCTAATTTTATTGTACATCATTAGTAATCTCCTCCTATAACAGTTGCTTGTATGAATGTACCTGCGGTTGGTGCAGTACCTAATGTTACGTATATTCCGTAGTTTGGTGGTATTGCAAAGTTTAATGGTAATTCATAGTTTATTGCTGCAGTCGTGGAACTTGTTGTATTTGCGGCTAGTGTGATTTCATCAAATAAGGTACTGTTAGTAGCAGCACTTACCGCACTACCGTTATTTATCCAAACCCTTGCAACGGTTTGGTTAGCGTTTGCAGTTGCCGTGTTTGGTAGATGCCTAAATCTTATTTTTTGAAGATAACTTCCATTAGTCCCTCCGGTAAATACCAAATATGAAGTACTACCTGAAACGTGTCCTGTGTTTGCGGCATTCATTACTGTTGTAAACTCAACGGCTCCTATGATTGAAAATATAGGTGTTGTATTTGCTGGCATGTTTTATTTATTTTTTTTAATTTATTGTTTTATAAAAAGTTAAAGTTATTCGCGGTAGTGTAAACAGTTCCTATACTAGCTCCTCCTCCCGCAATACCTACATAAGTAGTTGCCGATATTGAACCTGTTATTATGTTATTAGTGTATAACGTACAATTGGCGGTTCCATTTAATCCACAACCCATTGCGAATGAATATAATCCTGAAACAGTATTACCACTACCACCTAATATACCTGAATTTTTACCAGATACTCTGTTAAGTGTTCCTCCACCTATAAACGAATAATAAGCAGACGCGGTATTATTAGCTCCTCCGACAACATTTGCATAATAATTACTTGCGGTATTACAAATCCCCCCGACAACAACTGTATTTCTACAACTTGCTAGGTTACCATTACCTGCTCCTATGAATGAACGACAAAAACATGAAAGGTTATTAAATCCACCAACTACTACTGATTGACCACCAGTTGCTCTGTTAGTTTGACCTCCACCAACAAATGAAGTTGAGCCACTTGCAGTATTTAGTCGTCCTCCTACAACAGATGAGTAACTATTACTTGCAGTATTTAGTCGTCCTCCACCAATAAAAGAATATAACCCTGAATTTGTATTACCTGAACCACCAGTTATTGTTGTTGCAGATATAGTTGTCGCAGATATAGTTGTTGATATAATATTATTAGTGTAAAGTGTACAATTTCTAATTGCGTTAAGACCACAACCTATTGCTGCCGAAAAATCAGCTGTTACAGTGTTACCTGACCCACCTCCAATAAATGAATGTTGACCTGATACTCTATTTAAAACCCCACCTGCAACACTTGAATAATTACCATTAACTCTATTACAAAAACCACCACCAATTACAGAATAATTAGTAAATCCTGAAATAATATTACATGTTCCTGCACCAATGAAACTATACATTGCGGATAATACATTTGATGCTCCTCCCCCAATCACAGAATATTGTGAATAAGAAGGTGCAAAACAAATTTTATTGTTAAATCCTCCGACTATCGCGGAATAATCCGCTGAACCATCTGCAGAATTTTGACTCCCACCAACAATTACTACATAATCACCGTATGTGGAATTTGTACATCCACCTCCAATAAAACTATAACCAGCTCCATAATACGCTGAGTTGGTTGAATTCGCAGTTCCTCCAACAATAACATCTCCGCTAGTATATCCAGCACCACCTAAAAAAGAGCAATTTGATTGACCTCCACCAATAAATGAAGATTGACTATATATTTTGTTAGAAAATCCGCCAGCGATGGTTGACCTGGCGGCAGACTCTACGCAATTACCATATCCTCCACTTACGGTTGACCTGTAACCACTTGCAGTATTACCACATCCACCACCTACGGTTGTGTAACTATTAGTCGCATTATTCAATCTACCCCCTCCAATAACACTGTATATACCTGTCGCAGAATTTGATTGACCTCCTCCAACAAATGAATAAGTTCCTGAATTGGTATTTCCTGAGCCTCCTGTGATTCTTCTTATTGTTGCAGTTGTTGCCGATATTGTATTAGCAGTTAAACCTGATATAAACCTAGTTGCTCCTGATACAGTTCCTCCTGTAAAAGTACCTCCTGTACTTCCTGTAAAGTTAACTCCAAAATTAGGATAAGCACTTACTATTTGTATATTTGTCCCACCTGTTATTGTAACAGTTTGGTCAGGACTAGAATTAGTAATTGTAAAGTTTGGATAAGTTCCGCCCGTTATAATTCCGGTACCTCCCGATATTGTCACGGTTTGGTCGGGAGCCGTATTTGTAATTGTTACTGTACCATTAATTGTAGATGCGGTTATTCCTGTTCCATTAGTGACTGCACTAACAGGTAAATTATAATATGTTGTTGCGGATAGTGTATTTGCGGTTAAACCACTTTGAAATATTGTTCCTCCTGTTACGGTTCCACCGCTTAATGGTAAATAAAATCCTACAACATTTTGTTGTGGATACCCACTAAAGGTAAGTTTATCACCACCATCTATAATAGTGATATTAACACCACTAAAACTTTTTAATGCAATGTTTCCACCTGTAACACCTGATATATCTGAAACACCATTACCAACAGTATAAGCACTTGTTATATAACTTGTTAGAGCAGAATATACTTCCCAGTACGTTCCGTTCCACTCCCACGTTTTATTATCGTAGGTATAAAGTTGATTTGGTGATGGACTATTTGGAAAATTAATTGGCATTATAAATAATATAATAAATTAATTGCTCCCCTTAATTTAGGGTCTGCGGTTAATGGTGTTATACAAATCCACATTTCATCTCTTGTTCCATTTACATTTGTACCAACTCTTATTTGATTATCACTTGTACCGAAATCAATTGCCGTTGACGTACTTAAATCGGCGATGATTGAATTTAATATATAACCTGAATTAGATACTGTTAATGTCCCGTCCTGTAAAGAATATTCAAACGGAGAATTTGTCGTACCTGACCAAGTTGGAGTTGAGGATAGAATAGGGTTAAACTCAACGGTAATTAAAAATATATCGTTAGTTACACCAACAATATTTGAACTTACCAATTCGGAAACTACGGAACCATAGCCTGGCCTCAATCTAAATCCAATGTATGGGTACTTTGTTCCGTTAGGTGTTGCAGGAGTATTAAGAGTAATTTGTGAGGAATGGGCAATACCAACAGTACTATATAAACCATTTAAAGCGCCTTCAGTAGAAACCTGACTACATATCATATCAAAACTACCCGAACCTGCCCCAACTTGTCTTATCTCATATCTTATAGGCTGGTTTGGTGATGACATATAAACCGAACTATCATTATTTGCACAATTATGTTCGGTAAAATAAATTGTTTGTCCTGATAAAATAAGTCCAAATCTCATTCTTCCAACACCTAACCATTGGTAATCAACCAACATTAATTGAGAGTTAGACCAATTAAAATTTGAAGGGTTAAACTCATTTGTTTTCCAAGTTGTGGTTGATGCGCTAAATATTGTTGTGCCTGACCTCCATAGTTGGAAACTTATTGTATTTGATATCCCGTTGCTCTCCAAGAAGAACCCGTCAAAAACTGAATTATAAGTTGATGCGGTTGTTGTAGTAAAACATCCCACTCTTTTTATTACATTTGTCTCCAATTGAAAATTTGAAAAGCTTCCCTCAAATAACTGACTCTTACCAGGTTGATATATTGGGTGTGTTTTTGATTGCCTAATTACCAAATCATTATTTGCTGAAGTTGACATTCTAACTCTGGCATATTCCTGACTAAAAATAGATGTTGCAGTTCCTGCGGTTACTTCATTAATTTGCAATGGATTTTTGTCGTAAACATGTTTAATATCCAATAGATTAGTTACTGCTGCAACTCTCAATCTACCGAACGCATCTATGTTTGGACTATCAGAGTATTTTACCGCATTATTATATATAAAACTCATATTAAATACCAATTTCCACCCCTAACCATACAAGTTAAGGACATATAGTTTATGTTCATATCAATGTAATTATTGTTATCAATTGTTCCTGATGAAGGTGTTATTCTTATTCTATAAGTACCACAAATCCCAGATTCATCTTTTATTATTAAATAGTAACCCTCTTTACCAACCACTGACGGTAATACTAAATCAATATTACTATTACCACTTATACCCCAATATGTTTTATCCCAAGTTAAAGTTTGTCCTGTAGTAATTCCTGTTGTAGTATAATATCCCGCATCGGGTGATAACGGACCTGGTACCGAGAATGGTTGAATCCATTGTTGGGAGTCCCCATCATCAATCCAAACCAATTCAACACCTGTATTTGTATTAAACCACCTATCACCACTTATAATAGTTCCTGTAGGTGTTGATGCGGATACGAAGTAATCTAACCCTCCACTTGAAGACCCAGTATATGAAATTGTGTAATTACCATTTGAATTTGATATACCAATTCCAGTTCCACTTGTTAAACCACTTACTGGTAAATTAAAATAAGTTGTTGCGGATATTGTGTTGGCAGTTAACCCACTTTGGAATATTGTTCCACCTGTTACAGTTCCACCACTTAATGGGAGATAATCTCCTGAAGTTGAACCTGTAAACACAATAGTTACCGCACCTGTTGAAGAATTTGCAGATAAACCATTACCTACTGTAATACTTGTAACACCTGATGACGGAGAGGCTCCCGATATAGGACCCCAATAAGCATAACCTGTCCCATCTGTTAATAATGCATAACCAGGTTGTTCGGTTCCATTTAAATATGTAAAACCACTATTAACTGTTAACCCTGAAGAAAATATTGGATTAACAGGAATTGCTCCACCTATTCTATAAACAATACCTGTTGATAAGTCAGATTGTAAGACGTAATTATAAGAATCTTTAATTAATTGGTCTTTAATATCGGCCATGCTTTAATTTTACAAATTTTAAGTTATTTATAAATAGTATGGCAAGTGTTTGTTATAAATGGAGTGACGCACCTTTTGCGTGGATGGAGACACCTTTTACTTGGGCTGAAGGGTGTATTATTGCCAAAATTGTTGAAAATATTGGTGCTGGTGGTATGCAATCCATCAGGAGATTCAGAGAAAAAATTAAAGAATTAACAAAAGAAGAAAAAGAAGTTCTAATAAAACTTTTCGTAAGATTAGAAGTTGATGAGATAGAAATTGAAAAAAAAGTTAATAAAAATAAAAACACAAAAGTTAAAATAAAACTTAAAGATATCGAAGTTGCAATGGCTCAGGAAAAATTTATAAAAGTCAATGTTAAAATTAATGAAGATTGATATATTTATAGGATATGGGATACAATTTATACACAGACAAACCAAATAAATTCAATTGTAATATTGAAATTGAAGGTACTTCCTTATCTAAATCTAAAGTTAGATTAGTTGTTGAGACAGATGATATGTCATACATGTTTAATGGTAGTATTGAAAACAACGGAGTTTGTGAAGTTAATATCCCAAAGACAAAATACTTTTTACCTGAAGGTACAAAAGGTAATATGAGACTTGAAGTTATTGCTGACGATGTTTATTTTGAACCATGGTCATCAGACTTCAACGTTAAAACAAACAAAAAAGTGAATGTTACGGTTTCAGAACAAGTTGAAGAAAAACCAAAATTAAAAGTTCAAGTATTTGAACAAGAAGACGAAAAAAATGTTAAACCCGTTGTTGAGACAAAACAACCTGTTAAGAAATTCAAAAAACAGTTAACAAAAGAGGACCTTCTTAAAAAATTGATGTCACTTTAATTCTAAAGTTGATATTTCTACCGTTTAGTATTATTTTTAAATAAAAAATTATGCTGTCATACATTGGTGGAAAGTCAAAGATTGGTAAATGGATTGTTCCTTACTACCCAAAAGAAATGGAAACATACGTTGAAACATTTGGAGGAATGTTTTGGTGTTTCTTTAACATGGATTTAAAAAATTATCCAAATCTAAAACGAGTTGTTTATAATGACTTCAATCCATTAAACTATAACTTGTTTATGTGTTTACAAAATCCTGACGTTTTGTTGTCGGTGGTTAATAGTATTCCATGTCAAGAAAAAGGAGTTGAGGACACGCCACCAATTTATAAAGAACAATTTAAGGAATTTCAAGAAGAATTATTCTCGGATGGTTTTACAATAAACTATCCTGATTATGATGTTGCGGCTAAATATGCTTATGTTCTTACTCAAGTATTTAGTGGGTCTAAACCTGAAACAAGTTCATTTATTGATTTAAAAGGTAAATACAAGTCAAAATATCTTACATTTAGAGATAAGTTATCTAAACCTGAATGGGTTGAACATTTTAATAAAATAAGTCATTTCAGATTAGGTGACTTTGAAAATGTTATTAAAGAATTCGATAGTCCTACTACATATTTTTATCTTGACCCTCCATATTGGAAAACTGAAAATTATTACTCAAACCATGATTTTGATAGAGATGACCATGAGCGTCTTGCAAATTCTTTAAAAAATATACAAGGAAAATTCTCACTATCATATTATGATTTTGAACTATTACACACTTGGTTTCCTGAGAGTCAATATAAATGGGAGAAAAAAGAATTTGCTAAAGCAGCTGCTGCCAAAAAAGGAAAATCACAAAATATGGGTGAGGAATTGTTAATTATGAATTATTGATATATTTATTGTAAAAACTTAAAAGATGAAATTTACAAATTTATTAAAGTCGCTTATTGTCGAAAATTCAAGATTTAAGCTACTATATGACAAACTTGTTCAACAAACTGAAAAAGATAAGAAGGAAGGTAAGAAAATTCCGTTTGAAATATTAAAGGCATTGATATTCGCTGACCCTGATACTAAAATACCAAGAGGTATGGAAGGTGATATTGACACATTAACTCCTGAACAAATGGAAAATGTGAAGGTTGGTAAATACACCCAGTGGTTATTGAAAAGTTTTATCGCTCCAACATCTGCAACTATTACTGCTGAAGTTGGTACCCCTGAGTATAAGAAACAATTGAAAAATTTTAGAGATTTGTTTTTGGAGGATTTATATAAGACAACAACTGACCTCAAAAAATTTGAAAAATATAAAGGTAGATTACCTGAAGATTCAAGAGACATTAATAAGTTAACTCCTGAAACTTTATTTGATTTAGTTAAAGATTTTTCTTTAGAAAAAGTTAAAGCTAGCAAAGAAGAGAAAAAACAAGCGGCTACAACATATTCCCATCCTGGTGGTGACATTGTATTTAAAGGTCCTAATTGGACTGTTATTAAAATTGAAAGACAGGATAAATTAGGTAAAGACGCGGCATGTTTCTATGGTGGACAACATGAGTATGATAAAGGTGAATCAAGATGGTGTACATCATCACCTGGTTTGACTTATTTTGAAAGATATATTAAGGATGGTCCTTTATATGTAATTTTACCTAATGATGCCGAACAACGTGGACAAGTTTCACAATTACCCGTTGATAGATACCAATTCCATTTCCCATCTAATCAGTTTATGGATAGACATGACCACAACCAAGACTTAGTTAAATTATTGAGTCCTGGTGGTAAACTTGCAGAGATTGCTGATTATTTAAAACCTGAATTTGCAAAAGGATTTAAAACTCAAGGAGGTAAAAAGGTTGAAATTAATATTCCTGACAGTTCAGCAGGTAAGTTTATTGCGATTTACGGACCTAAAGAACTTTTTGATAACTTACCTGACGATGTTGAACATTTATTGATTCAAAATAGAAGTGATAGAAATTTAGGATGGAAATCTGACGTTTTAATGGGTATCGGAAGATTTAACAATTTGGAAGCTTTAATGTTGAAGAATTGTGTGGACGAAGTTCCTGACACTTTATGTAATTGTAACCAACTTACTTTATTAGCGTTACCTAATAATCCTAATTTAAAGAGTATTCCGGCATGTGTTGGAGATTTTGAAAACTTGGCTTTCATTAACTTAAAAGACAGTAACAAAAACGTACATATTCCTGAAGAGTTGAAATCAAAACTTGACGACCAAGGTGATGGTTTTTATTACATTATGTAATTAGAATTTGAAAAAAAATTCTTACATTTGTTGTTTAAATTTTAGATTATGAATAATGTAGAAGCTGAAATATATTTAAACAACCTTTTAGGATTCTTTGAAAAAAATCCTAATGACCTTATTGACCTTATCGGTGAAATGAATAAGGACGCTTTCTACAAAAAATTAAGAGAAAAAGTTTATGAAAACGCTGAAAAGGGTGAGGAAATACAACTCACCCAAAAACAGCTTATTGATATTGTAGTTGGTATGTACGACAAAATGACTAAAAAGGGTGAAAAGATAGAAGTATTAGTCCCTGTTATTAAAACAAATTATGGAATTATTTGGTTGAATTAGAATTTTGATGTATCTTTGTACTCATAATTAAAAACCAAATAATATGATAAACCTACAGTCACTTCAAGAAAACGTACCTTCACTTTTCCAAACAGAAAAACTTTCAAAATTATCTGACCGTTATGTAATGGTTCCCACTATTGATGTGGTAGATAAATTTATCCAAAATGGTTGGCAAGTTAGTTCGGCAAAACAAGTTGGTAAGACCGCCTATGGTAAACACCAAATTCGTCTTCGTAACTCAGATTTACCACAAGTAGGTGACTCATTATTAGAGGCGGTAATCACTAACTCACACAATGGTACATCAGCTCTTCAAATTGGAGCCGGACTACACAGATTGGTATGTTCTAATGGTCTTACAGTTCCTGTATCGACATTCGGAGATATGAAACAAACTCACTTAAATTTGAGTATGAGTGATGTTGAGATGATTACTGAGCAGTTCGTGTTAAACACTCCAAAAATTCAAAAGTCAGTAAATCGTATGATGGAAGTGACTATGGATACTGACAGAAAGATTGATTTTGTATCTAAAGCGGTTGGAATTCGTTGGAAGAACACTGAAGATATTTCATCTTTGACTTTGGAAACAATCATTGACCCACTTCGTGATGGAGACCGAGAAGACAACTTATGGAATACCTTTAACGTTGTTCAAGAGAAGTTAATCCGTGGTGGTTTCATCAAACAACAAGGTCGTAATGTTAGAACTGTAAAGGGTATCCAATCCTTAAATATGGACAACATGATTAACACTAAACTTTGGGAACTCGCTGAAACATACTGCTAATGGAGAACTTGTTTAAGATAATTAATGAAAAACATTATGTCGGTTATTATCTCCCCTACAATGAGGTAGGGGAGTTCGAACTTGATTTTAAGGAAGATACTGAGTCATTATTTAGATTACGTAAATCAAACCCTAAAGACCATTTTGATGGTAAACATTTTGTTTATGCATTTGATAAATCTGTAAATGGTAGTAAAGAAGATTTTGAAAAAAACTATGGTAATCCGCTATGTGAGGTAACTGTTTATAGAAGTACTTTTGTTGTTGATGAGAATGAAGATAAAATTTGTTTAAAAGTATTCTATTGTGGGAAACACAGAAAGGTTGGGGAAGTGTTTTTTAGAAAAAGTACTAAACTAAATTACATTACATTTAATAAGAAAACCAATATTTTTACTGTTGGTAAAAACACTGAATACCATAAAAAAAGAGGTAAGGGTAAGGGTAGTGTTGTTAGAAGAAACTCATTTCCGATATCATTAACTACTGATTTTTATCATTCATTTATGAATGGGTTAGATGATACAAACACTTATGGTATTGAAGTCGTTGAAGGTGTTAATGTATTTTTGTCTAAAATCGGGGCTGAAAGAATTTTAAACTATCGTAAGTTACCGATGTCTTTATTTGGATGTTTGTTAGACAAACAAGGTATTAAGAAACCTGACAATTGGAGAGGGTATTACGAGGTATTTCCAAAACCAACTAAGAAAGATTATCAGAAAAATGGGTTTAAGATGATTGATACTTTTATGAAATTACATAATGTAAGTTCAGAGAAAATTAAAAAAGTATTACATAAAGTCCAAAACCCTTGTTTCAAAAGTATTAAGAGTTTGATACACATCTTCGGTAAAGATTTTATTTTACAAAGACCTGAAGAAGAGTTATGTATTATCTTTAATGTCAAAGGTGGTGAGTCTCCATTTCAACCTACGGTGTATCATTTCGAAAATTTTGGTAAAAGGGATATGATTAATTGTTACCTTACTTACTTATTATGTAAGAAGGACCCTAATGCATCCATTCATACTTTTTATGACCACATAAGATTTTTTGACACCATATCAAGATATGAACCGATTAAATGGATGTCTAAAACATTAAAAGAATTAATCACTGAACATAGTGTTTGGTCGGACAAAGTTGACTTCTATACCAAAGGAAAATATTCAAGAGAGTACTCCGATGAATTTGTTGAACAAGTTTCAAAACCAATTATAACAAAAGATGGTACGGTATTTAATCCTGTTGTTTTACAAAGTAGTGAAGAGTATGTTAATGAATCAGTACATCAGTCTAATTGTGTAAGAACTTATCAAGATAGACCTTCATCATTAATTATATCACTTCGTAAGGAAGATGGTGAGAGAGCATCAATCGAATACAGACCTTCAATCGGTAAGTTTGGTATGAATGAAAATCAACCAGTTCATTTTAAACGAGTTCAGACACTTGGAAGGTTTAATAATACGTTAGATGATACTTGGCATGGTGCAATTTTTGATTTGGATGTTAGGTTAAAAACCGTGACTTTGAAAAAGTGGGGTAATCCAATTGCTAAGTTTATAAGTGGTGGTGGGACGAAAGAATACGACTTTATCTTTGATAAAGATGGAATATTGTCATGGAATAATCTTCACAAAGACGAAACAATGGATTATCTTCCATATTATGAAATTGACTTTTGATTTTAAATTTGAGGATATTGTAGATAAGATAGATAACACTCTATCAAGAATTCAAATTTTGGATAACAAGATAAGTCCTGACTACATTTTAAAAAATGCTAAAGATTATGAAATTTTATTCATAAATTCTAAATTTTCTGATAGTAAGGAAATTGTTTATGATGAAATATTCAAACTTAAAAACGGATTGATTTTGTATTTATCAAGAGAACAAGAGACCCCAAATTTTAAATTAAAGGTCTATTATAATATTAAACAAATAAACGAATTAAAAATGTTTTTAAGTACATTAAAATTATGGAAAGAATAAGCTCACAAGAAGTAAAAAGTAAAATTGATAATAAAGAATCTTTTATTTTAAAAATGTCTGCAAGTTGGTGTGGACCATGTAGACAACTAACCGAAGAAATTAACAAGTCTGGAGTATTGGTACCTGTTTATGAATTTGACGTAGAATCTGACGTTAACTTTTCAAGAGAAATGAATGTTAGAAGTGTACCTGTAATGAAATTTTTTAAAAATGGAATCGATTCAATGACCACAGTAGGGTTAAAACAGGGAAATGAAATAAAACTTATGTCAGAACAATATATCCTATGATTAAAAAAAGAAAACCTCTTAAAGTATTAGTGGTATACTCTATGGAAGGGTGCCCATGGTGTGTAAAATTTAAAGAATTATTAACCAAACATAGAGTTAAGTTTAAAGAAAGGGATATTGTAAAATTTAAAGACGAGTATGACTTGTTTGTTGAAGCGACTCAGAATGACTTTGTTCCAGCATTTATGATTTTGGATGTTGCGTCAGAAAAAGGAGAATTCTTTGCACCTGATAGAGATTTCCAAGATTTAGATGAAGCTTTAAAGATTGTTAAAGAAAATTTGTAGTATATTTGTTACATGAAAGAATTAGTTTTTAAAAAGAAAGGGGTGGTTCACACCCCTTTGACTTACTGGCAAATTGATAAACGATATACAATTGCGATTTATCAGGGAGGTAGAGGGTATAGACCTGACCTTGACTTTATTGTAAAATATAAAGAAGAGGGTAAACGGTTACGTACTCCATCACATACTCATTGGATTGTAGATTTGATTGCAAAGGCTCAATACGATAAGGGAAGAGTTAAATCATATGTTGAAGATATGATTAAAATGTATGATGAGTGTGAACCTTTTAATAGTGAGGAAGAACGAAACAATTATAAGTTACAATGTCCTACAAAATTTTGGATGAATCACATTATGATTGAGGATAAAGGATATTATCCACTACAGGTATTAACTACCTTTATTGAGTTATTTTCTAAATGTGAAAAACAAACACCAGGGGCTTTCATGTTTAGAAACTTATTGGTTTTGGTTAAAGAGTATTGTGAAGGTAAAAAAGACTTTTACCAGATAGTAGGTTACTCTAAACGAGTTTAAAATAAATTTAACAATAACCTACTTTCATCTAACAATACATCAATTGGACCATCGTAGTTATCTTTTAGGATTGACAATAGTTTTTCTGATGTATAATAACTATCAGATTTTATTGATGTAATTTCAAAATCTGTTTTAGTTAGTTTACAAGTTAACTCGACCCAACTAAATTTAAAATACGGTTGAGATTTACAAGATATTTCTTTCAGATGATTATAAGTTTGTTTAAGGTAATTTTCAGAGTAACCGTGAGGGAATTTTGAAGATACCGAAATACTTAATTCTGAATTGATTTGAGGGACTTCTTTAGTGGAATATGAGATTACCTCATCTTCAAAATCTTTTTCATCACAACTATATGATATTACATCAATCGTACTAATATATTTTAAATATGGGTATTTGTTTTTAACCGACTCAACAAACTCAGAAGATATTTTGCTGGGAGATATTACTTCAGAACTTTCAGTAAACCCTTTAATTACCATAAAGTTCTCAACATCAACTACTGATAATCTTGTTTTATGTGTGTTATTCTCACTGATTAAATTACATAGATAATCGGCAAAATCGTTAACTAAATTTTGGCGAACTGATACTTCCATTTTTTCCATGTTAAAATTTAGTAGGAAAAAAAATGACTATAAATAGTAAATTGATTTTTACAATTATTAAAAGTAATCTCCGATATTTCCGTTAACACAACTATTAACTTTCCTATGGTCGGGATATTCGTCTAATCTTGGAACTCTCAATAAATCACGACCACCATCATCAATTAAATCTGAATATAATCTTTCGTAACTACCAAAATATATGATTGTATCGCAATAAGTACCATTACAATCTTTGTTATCGTTTAACCATTCTGAAACAACATTATATATACAGTTTGTTGCTTTGTATCTTGTTCCGTAAAATGTTCTTGATACTTTATTACCATCTTTATCGAAAGATTGTTTTTTGTATGAATATTCATCTATTTCACCATTATCAATTACAGAACCAATTAGTTCCCCCATTAAACTTTTATACCATTCTTCAGTTAATACTCCTTCATAACAACCCTGGTATAAACTATACAAATCACTTCTAACATCATATAATTCTTTATTGATTAGATATTCAATGGTATCATCGTCACCAAGTACTCGAGAAATAACATCATCGGTTAACTCAACGTCATTACGACCTTGTTCCCGAGCAATTTCTTCAAGTAATTCGGTGTCGGTACCTATTGTTTTCATATCTCTAAGTTCTAATACAATTCTTTCATTAACCAATTGTTTATTTTCATTTGTTAATTCAGTATATACGTCCCTATAAACATCATCAGTCACATCCCAAAAATTCATATCATGCTCACCTTGTAAAATACTTTCAATCGTATCTCTACTCATTTCACTGCGATAACCTGTTTCAAAGAAACCTGAAAGTTCCGCAGGGGATGTGTCAAAATAATAATCGTTACCAATTTTTGTAACATCTGAAATAAATTTATCAACTATTGTCCAAACAAATGAACTATCGTTTTCATAGAATAAATAAAATAATTTATTTTGGTAATCATCCCAATCACTTGAAAAAGGGTCAATGTAACCAAGAAGATTGTTTTTGGTTAATAAATTAAAAAATTTATCTATACCACCTATTGCATTTTCAATAAAATCAACATCGATGTCCCCATTTTGAAATTTATTAAGGATTCTAAGTAATTTTTCTTGAACTTTATTTAATTTAAGTTCTTCTTGTTCTTCTTCATTTAATTTTTTATTGCGTATTAAATTACCGTTATCAATAACTTCATAATTAACACAATCTTCATTAAAATTTACTACATCTAAAATTGGGTGGGTAACATATATTTTATTATTTTTAATTAGACAAACTTTTGTTGGAAACCCTATTAAGTCTTTCATGGGTTTCCAGCAATGAAATTCAGGGTCTTCATTTATGAACCCTTTGATATAAATTGTGTCACCCATTTTTAATTCCATAGTTATAAATATTAAAAAAGGGAGAATATTCTCCCTTTTAAATTTTTTAATTAATAGATTTGGATTGATTATTTACCACAACCACATCCACCACCATTATTACCACCACCGTTTTTCATAGTATTATTTTTTTAAAGTTTATTATCTATAAATATTTTATTGCTGCTTGTTTTTATAAAATCTTTCAATAGTTTTTTTTACTGCATTTTGTACACTTTCATTTTGTTGTTGAACTTGTTGAATTTTAACCTGTTGTTCAGGATTTTGTTTGTTTTTACAGCCACAGCCCATATTTTTATTTTTTTTAGATTTATTCTTTTTTATAAATATTATTAATTGAAATATTAAAAGGAAATAGTTATTAATTTAACAGTATTTATTTAATATGAATAGTAGAAACTTAATAAAAAAATTCATTAAAGAACTGGTTTTAGAATCTGAAAATGATATTGTACATTTAACACCTGAGAAATATATTGAGTTAATGAATTTTGTTGACCATGACGGAAGAAGAATTAATAATCTAAAACAATATAAAGGAAAACAAATTGTTATTGATGGAAATATAAAACTACCAAGTGATACGACTCATTTAGGTAATATTACTGTTAATGGTAGTGTTGATGCGAATTACAGTCAGCTAAGAACTAAACAAGGAGTTATTGCTAATTACATATCATATTATAATACACCTCTTAAAAAACAAGAAATCTATCAAGAATTCCAAAGAAGAAAGGAGGTTCAAAATGATAGAAGAGAAGAAGGTTATTTTGAAGAAAGGGAAAATTTATCTGATGTTGATAAATGCACGTTAGCATTATTTAATTTTTTAATATCAACTGTATATGAAGAGAAAACACCTGAAGATACACAAAGATTAGAGGACCTTTACGCTGAAAAAGAAAGAAGAGAACAAATAGAGAAAGAGACGGAGGATGATGAGAATCTAACCGCACTTAGAGAGATTGACGCCGAAATAGAAGAAATTGAAGGTCGTATTGACATTTATGATATTATCTACGAAGGTAAACATTATTTCTTACATTCATTCAAAGTACTAGAACACCATGGTGAAAGTCGTGCAACATGGGCGGTTGGTGATGAATATTATACTGAAAAAACGGCATTTCAAACTGTTGAAAACTTAATTGATGATGTTGGACTGGAAGGATTTAGAAGTAGTTTCGTTGAGAATCATATTGATGAAGAAGAATTGAAAGATTATTTTAGAGAAAGTGAAGAAGAATATGTAAGAGAGAATTTGGAAGATTATTTTGATGAAGATGATTTTGAATATTCTGACCCTGAAGTTCAAGAAAGAATTGATGAACTTGAAATGAGATTAGAAGATTCTGAAATAGACCAAGAAGAGGTGGATGAATTAAATGAAGAATTGGATGAGTTGAAAAATAGTGATAAAACTATACCTGACAATTTGATTGAAGAAAAGGTTGAAAGTTTGTTGGAAGATAAAACTTATGATGCCGCCACAACAATTAGAGATTACGGTCTAAATATACAAGATTTTGTTGATATGGACGCGTTAATTAAAGATGTTGTTAATACTGATGGATATGGGGATACAATTAATTCATACGATGGTACAGAAGATACTGTTGAGTTTGATAACGAAACATACTATATTTTCCAAATAGATGGTTGATATGGAAAAAACCGACAAACGGAAATACAATAGAAAGAAAAAACACTTGAAGTTAAATCCTGAGTGGATAGTCGAACACACTCCTGATTTTGAATATCACTATTATAAATTAATGGATTTTATTAAGTATTCAGATTCACAGATTGATAAATTTGAGTTATATCCATTATTTAGTGAAATGTCATTACATCTTGCTAACCTACAATCAATTAGTAATGATTCAAAATACATTACAATTGATAAAAAATTTAAAAGCGTTGATGATGAAATACTCATAACTGATTTGAAATTTAACCCAATTCCTAATATGACCGACAATGAAATTAAGGAGTTTGACAAAATTTTAAAATACTGTGGTCAAAAAATTTTCGAATATTTTAATATTGTTAAAGCACTTTGGACAATAACTTATGATTCAATATCCATTAACATAATAAATACTGAAAAATTTGACACTATTGAAAATGGGTATTTTTTTACAGTTTATAACGGAGAGACGTACATTTGGAAATACAATGTTAAAATTTCTGATGTTGTCAGATTTGATAAAAAAAATGGGGCTAATCTAATCTATGAAGAGGAGACTCAAAAAAATGTATTTGAAATATTACGTGAAATAGATGAGGATGATAAATTACCGGTGTTTGAATTATCATCAAAAAATGAGTTACCTTTAGAAAATACACTATTACCAGTCTTTAAAAGAAAATTACTTACATATATTACACAAGCTAAAACTATTGTTGTTTTGAAAAATCCGTAGTATATTTGTAATATGGGTTTTAATAAAAAAATAGTAGGGGAGTTACAGATATCCAATATTTGTAAAAATTTAAACGAAATTAGATATTTTTTAAACTCAGATTGTTTGTTGTTTGTTAGTAAAGAAGTAGAACTAAAATTTAGAACATATGAGAAAAAATACATCTCCGACAGAAATTCTGTTATCTAAACTTGAAACACCAATACATATCAATTATATTTCTGAATATATTCTTAGAGTTGGTTTAAATGAAACTAAAGAAAGAATTGACAATTTAATTGAGGATGGATTAGTTAAAGAAAGTGAATATGGAAAAGGATATTATGTCAGAACAAAAAGAAATGGTAAATAACCCCGAACACTATGGTGGGGGTTCAAATCCATATGAGGCGATAAAAGTAATTGATGCTTGGGACCTTGGGTTCTGTTTAGGTAACACAGTGAAATATATTTCTAGAGCTGGTAAAAAACACAAAGAAAAAGAGTTAGAAGATTTGAAAAAAGCTCTTTGGTATTTACAACATCACATTGAAAAGTTAGAAAATAATGATTGAAAATTATATTAATAAAGTTATTACCGGAGATTGTATTGAGGTGATGAAAGAAATGCCTGAAGGTTGGGTTGATTTAATTGTTACATCTCCACCTTACGGTGTTAATATTGCTTACGATGTTCACAACGACGACATGGAGATTGGTGAATATTTGGAATTTACCAGACAATGGTTAACTGAAGCTTATAAAGTATTAAAAGACGATGGACGTATCGCTTTAAACATTCCTTATGAGATTAATAGACAATCAAAGGGAGGTAGAATTTTTTTCGTATCTGAAGTTTATCAGGTTATGAAAGAGATTGGGTTTAAGTTCTTTGGTGTAGTTGATTTAGAAGAAGATAGTCCCCACAGAAGTAAAACAACTGCTTGGGGAAGTTGGATGAGCCCATCTAGTCCGTACATCTATAATCCAAAAGAATGTGTTATATTGGCTTATAAGAAGGTTCATATTAAGAAAGTTAAAGGTGAAGCACAATGGAAGGGAGAACCAACAGTAACTGAAGAAGGTAAGAACAAGATGGTTTATCAGGAGGAGGATAAAAAAGAGTTTATGGAGTTAGTATTTGGTCAGTGGAAGTATTTTGCTGACACAAGGTCCTTAACTAAAGCAACATTCTCAATGGACATCCCAAATAAAGCAATTAAGATTCTATCTTACAAGAATGATGTTATTTTAGACCCATTTAATGGAAGTGGTACAAGTTGTGTGGCAGCCGAGATTAATGATAGAAGATGGGTAGGGATTGAATTATCTGAAAATTATGCAAATATTTCTAGAGAAAGAATACAAGGATTTGTTGACCAAAAGAAACAACAAAAATTAGAATTTGAAAACGGAGGGCAATAACCTCCGTTTTTTATTTTATGATATATTTATTAATAAAAGAATTATGGAACAGGTTATTATTGAACTTTTAACAATACAAAATCAATTTAGAATTTTTCATTGGCAAACAAAGTCATACTCAAGACATAGTGCATTTGGAATGGTTTACGACAGTCTTGATGATTTAATTGATACGTTTGTTGAAATTTGTATGGGTAAGCATGGTAGACCTGACTTCCAAGGGAAAGTCAGTTTAATACTTTCTGATTTAAAAGAATTGGACCCAACTCATTTCTGTGACACTGTTATTGAATTTTTAATTGATTTGAACAATAAGTACGACAAAACAAAAGACAGTGACTTATTAAATTTACGTGATGAAATTATGAGTCTAATCAACAAGTTGAAATATTTGTTGACTTTAAAATAATCAATTTTAATTTCTTATTATGAAAGACGTAGCGGGTATTTTAGTTAAATACCAAGATAGGTGTTTGCTTTGTAAAAGAGCTCCGGGTGAGCATTTGGAAGGATATTGGTCAATTCCTTGTGGAGGGGTTAAACCTAAGGAAGATTTAAAAGATGCTGCAGTAAGAGAATTTAGGGAAGAAACTTATTTAGTTTTAAATCCTCAAGAAGTTTCTTATGTAACATCAATTCTTAATTCAAACAAAAAAAAAGTAATAACATCTATATTACATGTATTTTATACAAAGGCCTCAACCATTAAAAAACCTAATTTAGAAAAGGCAAAAGATGGGTTTGAACATACTGAATGCCGTTATTTTGGGTTAAGTGAGGTGGATAATTTAAAAATTACTTCAAAACTCAAAGAAATTATCAAAAAAGCCTTGGCAAATTAAAAAAAAAGTATTAGATTTGTATCACTTTTGAAATATTAAAGATATTTATATTTCACAAGAAAAAAACTCTAAAAAAGTTTGACACTTTGAAAAAAATGTCGTAAGTTTGTAAAAGATTTGAGATAGGTAACGATTCAGATACAAGTCTCAAAAAAAATAAAACAAATTACTTGACAAGAACAGAAAAATGTCGTAACTTTGTAAAACAAATCTCAAATGTGAGATTTAAAACGGGGAAACGTTCTTTGAAAATACCTAAATACCCCCTTTGAAGTATATAGGTAATATTAATTATCCGTTCAGTAGTTGATTATGAGACCTTCGGGTTGATTATGAGACATTTAATCTGATAAACGATAATGGGCCGTGTATGGTCCTTAAATAAACTACGAAAGTAGGATAAAGTGGTCTCCCCTGTGTTGAGGAGACTGCGGTTTGAAACCCCGTAAGGGGAATTGAACTCAAGTACACAAGTGGGATATCATCAAACCTTTAGTACCGAGGATAACTTCGTAGGGAAAATGGTAGGGTGACTTGGGAAAGTAGATTCTCAAGTTGAGTTCGGAAGAACAATAAGAATAACCCATAGGAACTCTGTAAGAAATGTGACCATCCAGTTACACTATTGCGGGTCCCAATATAATAGAGGACTTAAAACCGAAAGGTAAGATAGAGAACGAGTGGTGTCGCTACTATCCCTAAGGAATACCTACCAAGGTATCTTTATGAAGTAATCTTGAAATATGGAGGTGGGGACACTTCACGGAGTAGTTTAGTATTCTGTCGCTCAAAAGGAGACGGAGCTTACGGTGGACCACTACTCTGACAC